TCACAGAATTAAACCGCATGACGGCAGGATTTAAACCGCAGGAGTTAATCATCGTAGCAGCCAGGCCATCGGTTGGTAAAACAGCATTTTGTTTAAATGTAGGAAGCAATGCGGCGGGCGAGCAAGGTGAAGGCGATGTAGTTGCTATTTTCTCACTAGAAATGGGCCAAAAAGAACTGTTAAAAAGAATGGTCAGCATTAACGGAAATATTGATGGGAATCGCATGAAAACAGGTGAGTTAAACCCAGAAGATTGGACGAAGTTAACGCAAGCTATGGGAGATTTGAACAACAAAAACATTCGAATCTTTGATGATGCAGGGATTACAACGAATTTCATTTGGTCGAAGGTTAAAAAGTTATGCGATGAGTTCCCAGGCAGACAAATTATGGTGATTATCGACTACTTACAGCTTATAACAGGCAATCCGGTACATAAAGGAAACAGACAAGCAGAGATTGCAGAAATTAGCCGGACGCTGAAAACAATGGCTCGTCAATTAAATGTATGTGTGGTTGCTCTATCTCAATTGAGCCGCGGTGTAGAACAGCGCCAAGACAAAAGACCTATGATGTCAGATTTACGCGAGAGCGGGCAAATAGAGCAGGATGCAGACGTCATAGCGTTCCTGTATCGGGAAGATTACTATGACCGAGAAACAGAGAACAAAAACACAATTGAAATCATTATAGGGAAGCAAAGGAATGGTCCAGTCGGTGTAGTGGAATTGGCATTCATTAAGGAGTATGGAAAGTTCGTTAACTTGGAAAGAAGGTTTGAACAATGAGAAGTCAACTAAGCTTTGACGACATATTGGGAACTTTCGATTACAAAGCGAAGAGCACGGCTGAGCAATTCCTAGCGAAGCCAAGCGTCATAACGTCATACGAGGTTCATTTCTTCGACCAAGACGAAAGGCAAAAGATGGACTGCTTTGATACTGATACCGAAAGTGAAGCGTGGAATGAAGCGGTAAAAGAACATGGCAAAGGTATTCAGAAGATTAAGATAAAACATTCGAATCGTACAAGAGCTGAATTTTTAGCGCTAGATTAGGAGGGAGAAAATGCCGAGTTGGATAAGCGAAGAAAATTTACAAAAAGCATTAAACAACGGGATTAGCTACCACACGTTGTACGACAGGATTAGAAGTGGTTGGACGATAAAAGAAGCGATAACAACACCTCCAGTGCGAGGGGGGATATTCACAAAAGAAGAGAGAGAAATTTCAGAATCAAATGGAATATCTTACAAAACTGCATACGCAAGAATTGTCGATATGGGGATGAGTGTCGAGGAAGCGATAACGACTCCATTAAGACCACAAAGAGGACGTAATCGTAAACATGGACAATGGAAGGAAACCGCATTAGAGAATGGCATTCCGGAACGTACTTTTTATAACAGATTGAGATTAGGTTGGACATATCAAAATGCGGCAACTAAACCAGTGAGACGAAAAGGTGAAATTGAGAAAAAGTGGTTAGATATCGCAAAGAACAACGGCATTGGATATCATACGTTCCTTTCGCGGATTTGTACTCAGAAATGGGACATTGAACGAGCGGCGACAACACCAGTAATTAATACGGGAAGACGTTGTTCAGTGAAGGTTAAGGAGGAAGCCTGAAATGACAAGAATGTACAACGAAGTTATCACAGACGAACAATATTTAATTGCAAACAAAAACGGTATTTCAAGGAGGAATGTATATCAACGTGTAAACGAATATGGCTGGCCAATAGAGAAAGCTATTACGCAACCTCTTCTCAATACAAAGAAAAAGAAAACAGATCGTGCGTTAATGCTGTTAGCTGAATCGAATGGAATTAATTATGGAACTTATAGACAGAGAATAAAAGACGGAATGGATCCCCGTGAAGCTGCTATAAAACCTACTGTAAAACACATAGAGCTTCAGATTGCACTAGATAACGGTATTGGAATTGAAACATTCTACACGCGTATTAGGAGAGGGATGACGCCTTACGAAGCAGCAACAAAGCCATTAAAAAACAGGAAGTTTTCTGAAGAATATAAGGAAGAATTAAAAATTGCTAAAAGAAACGGAATTACTTATCAAAAGTTTTATAACAGGGTTATGAATTTAGGTTTTGACCCAATGGAAGCTGCCACGAAACAGTCGATTAAACAAAGCAACAGCAACTTAGCTATAGCGATTAAAAATGGAATCAGCAAAAACACATATTACCAACGTATCCATAATGGGTGGAGCGAAGAAGATGCAATGACGATTCCAGTCGTAAAAAACAAGAGGTATTTCAGTCGTGAACAAAAAGCGAATCTACATAGAAGTACTACTGCATAAAGGGATTTACAAAGAAGAAGGCACAGGGCGTCAGTTGTATGAAATGAGTGAGCAGGAGCTATTCGAATTAATAAAAGGGGATGGAGAGAATGATCAGAACTGAAGTGAGTTGGTTTGCAGAGCACATGGAAAGTAAATTGCAGGAGAACGAACATAAAACGGGTTGGACGGATTGCTCAGTAGAGTTCCTTTCTTCGCAGATACGTAAAAATCTAAACGAATTAGATAGCATGTTTGCGGAACTACCAGCTAATTACTCCGTTTTTTCAACTAATGTTATTAGGCAGTGTAGCGACATAGCGAATTACGCGATGATGATTGCTGATATATCGAATAAATACATTTGCAAGTATGATCCACCAAAAGGGGTGAAAGATGTGGAACAGGTAGAGCATGGCACTTACGAAGTAACTCAATTATTAATGGAAGCAAAGGAGACTGAAGAGAATGGCAACTAAGATTGTTATATACACAGGAAATTCTTGTCCGAAATGCAAAAGAGCAAAAGAAATGTTAGGAAATTGCCCGGTTGAGGTTGATATTGAAGAATTAAATGTAGATGAAGTTCCAATGCATAGACAAGTACTTACTAAAGTTTATGAATCTAATACTTTACCAACCTTCATTATAGGTGGAAATGTGTATCGAGGTTTTGATGAGAATATCGGAAAAATTATGGGTCACTTAGGACTGTAGGAGGGATTGCATGAAGAAAGAAACTAAAATACAGCTGGAAGGTGAGCTTGAAACAGTAGAAAACGAGATTTACAGGAAGCAATATCATTTGAACGGATTGAATAGCGAAAAACGGAAGACAGAAAAGTCTTTGGAAGAGCTGAAGAGCCGGAGAGAATAATTGAAAAGTTACTTATAAGGAGCGAACAGAATGAATTTACGAGTGAAGATTAAACGAGTTAAAGATGTGGAATTGCCACGATATGCGAAACCTGGTGATAGTGGCTTTGATCTTGTAGCGGCAGAGGACACGATTATCTGGCCGGGGGAAACAAAAGTTGTACAAACCGGATTAGCTTTCGAGATTCCGCCAGGATATGAATTGCAGGTACGCCCGCGTAGCGGTATGACGCGTAATACAAAGTTGAGAGTTATTCTTGGAACGGTGGATAGTGGATATAGATCAGAGGTAGGTATTATTGCAGAAAATATGGGAGAAGAAGCTTATGAAGTGACGCGTGGAGACAGAATCGCTCAAGGGGTAATCGCTCCAGTAATGACAGCTTGTTTTGTTGAATCAAATGAATTGAGTGAATCAGAAAGAGGGGGAAGTGGTTTTGGGAGTACAGGGATCCGATAAAAGATTTAAAGAGTGTTGCGTATGCGGGGAGGTTTTCAAGACCAAACCGAGTCATTGGGAGAGAAGGAAAGCTTGTAGTAGAAAATGTGATAACAAACGAAGAGAAACGATGTATCTAGGTAAAGATAATCCTAATTTTGAAAATAGAGGAGAAAAAAATCCGTTATTTAAAGGTGGAAGAAGAATAAATTCTCGTGGTTATGTACTGGTTTATCACCCAGAACATCCTAACTGTGATCAGGACGGATATGTGATGGAGCATCGTTACATAATGTCCCTGCATTTAGGAAGACCCTTAGAAGCTTGGGAAGTTGTACACCATAAGGATCATAACAAACAAAATAATAAAATATCTAACTTAGAAGTTATGAGTTTAGCAGATCATACAAGACTTCACAATGAAGAAAAAGAGATTATCAGGTGTGAAAAGACAGGAAGAATATTGGGTATAAACGTCATAGCGCCAGTAATAACAGCGCATTTTGAAGAAGCGGACGAGTTATCGCATAGCGAGCGTGGAACAAATGGATACGGATCTACCGGTACCAAATAAAAAAAGGCTAGGATTTCACCTAGCACTCAAGCATAAGTCGCATGGAAAGTAAGTATTGTGCAAATCGGGTATTTGCAAGTTCATTATATAACGATTATTGGGTAGATAGGCTGAATCAACGTAATCTTTACGCAGGTTTTACATGATATTGAAGTTTTTGATAAAGACCAAATTTGAATTTTATAAGAATCGGAGAGTGAAAAGATGTTGTATAAAGATTTTGTAAAAGGTACGAGTGACAGCATGAATAAATTCGCCAATCGACATGATAGCGATGAAGAAATAGATTTGTTTTTATTACGTAATCATTTAGAGATAATTTTGTCTGATGTAAAAGCAGAAATTAAAAGAGTCGGATTAAAAGAAACTGAATAAAAGCGTTATTTGAATAGAAAGTGTGGTGCGTGTAATGGAGTTCGAAAAAGGATATAAGATTCTTTCTGAGTCTGGTTATGAAACAACTGTTGAATTTACTAAAGTATTTTTTGGAATAAAGCAAATCTGGTTTAGAGACCTTAACGGGTTTCTGACATGGAACACATCAGATAGATTGAAACTTCTAAGTAAGGGAAAAGCGCCAGAGGTAAAAGTATATAAAGAGATGGAAGTAATTCAAAAAATGTTAGATGGTCATATCGTTAAGCTCAAAAGTGAGGATAACACAACAGGGTTATTAAGGAAATACGAGAATGGCTCGATTTTGGTTAGATCAATGAAGCCTTTTGATAAATGGGAAGAATGTCAGCGCCCATTAGCTTTTTACCTGAACAATGAATTTGTTGATTATGAAGAGCCATTGGATTATGAACCGGAATAGAAAGGAAGTGTTTGCGAATGGATTTAGGAAGGTGTTGTTTCAGAGGATGTACAAAGAGTGCAACAATCAAAGGTTTTATATATGGACACTTTAAAGAAAATGAAGATAAAAAAGATAAATTTATTGATTTAGTTGCCTGTGATGAACATGCAAAAGAAAAGGATTTTTATCTAAATTCGAACGAGGAAAATTAAACAAAATAGTTATTTGGGAGAAAAGGAGAATTAAGATGAGAAAGAATAAATTCCGTGCTTGGCATAAAGAAAAGAAATGTTGGATCAGCTTTCACAATAACGGATATTCATTTAATCCGAATAACGGTCAAATTTATTACGAAGGATTGAATATAACAAGTCGCATTGATTTAATTCAATACACAGGTTTAAAAGATAAGAACGGTAAGGAGATTTATGAAGGGGACATTTTGGAATTTAGCGGAAATGTAGTGGCTTTAGGGATTGTCAAATACAACGAAAATTTCGCTACATTTCAAGCGTGTAACGGAAATAGCGGATGGTTATTTGGAAATGAAAGCGGAACTAATATAGAGATTTTAGGTAATATCTACGAAAATCCAGAGTTAGTAAAAAACTAAACAAAATTCTTATTTGAAAGTAAATAAAAAAGAGCACACATATAAGTGTGCTTCTAGACTAAAAGGTTTGAACGTATGGACTGGAGTGCCCTACACAATAATATATGCTTGTCTGATTAAAAGGTGAAAAGATTTTTATAAAATCTTTATTTTATATGAGAGTGAGGTGATTCCAATAAAAATTACACAATTAGATATCGATAAAATGGTACTTCGATTAAATGTAGGGTACAACGGTTTTAAATTTAAAGAATCGGATCTAAAGGACGGCGAGCTAAAGGATTGGGCCCAAAAGAATGATTTGTTAAAAAGTGATGATAAGAACCAAAATTAATAAAATCGTTATTTTAGAGAAAGGAAGAATTCGAATGAAGGAAATTGAGGAATTAAAAGATCGTCTTAGAAATGAAATGGTAACTCGTATTGATGATTCGGATATAGTCGATATATTAACGGTTTTGCAAAGAGCAGAAGAAGAAATTGACGATTGGAAACAAAGTCATGATAAGGTTGCAAGGGCATTAGAGAAAAGCGAACGAGATCATAAAGAAACAATGGATTTGTTACATGATACCAGTAAAAAAAGAGAGGGTAAAAACGAAAAATAAAATGGAAGGTGTCATACGGTGCTCTCAATACGAATGCCAGCAATTCAAAAGAAAAGTCAAAAAGTTAAAAGAAGAAAAAGATGAACTTTTAGAACAATTGGCATCGTGTAGAGAGCATTTGCTCCCATTAATGGAAAAACACAATGATTATGAAGAATTGCTTGCTTTGACTGTATCCGATCCATTGCAAATATCATATTTGTGTGAACGTGTAGCAGCAGAGTTTAATGCATTGAATTAAATTCAAACCAAAACGCTATTTTATTAGAAAGGAAATGAGAAAAGAGGAATGAACCGATATTACTTACCTGAAATGCACGTTTTTGATCGTTATGAACCTAGAGTACGTAATAATTTAATTAACGGATACCACCGAAAAATGACCATGAAACATGACTATTTTGTCCGCTATCAATTAAATAACGATCGTCCTTTCTACACTGATGCTAGTATAAACGAAATTGTCGCAGAGTTAGATGGCATAGAAATTATTAACTGTAACTGGACGGCTGAAAAGTGGAAAGAAATTCCGTGGCGATATTATGTCACTCTCGGCAAGGTATACGAAGAATATCAAGGTAAAGAATCGAGCTTATTCGCACATGGATATAACGGGCATCCTGTAGGGAAACGTAAAGACGGTGAATGGTACTTCAAGTATTTCGATGGAAGAAACTGCACGTATTGGCGTGATAGAACGTCTGAAATACCTACATGGCACTTAAGGTTCGGTAATATTTATGCTAACTTAACAGACGATGTTTTGTATACAGGTATATTCAGCACTATGAAAGTAAGTAAGGGGAATTGTAGCGATATTATCATACCGGTATTACGGCAAATGAGTGCTAAGAAGTATGAAGGTTTTTACGATGACGAGATTGTCTACATTTTAGAACAGACAGGCATTGACCGGATACAAATATAGTATAAGTGTCAATGATTATTTAAAGAAAACTAAACAAAAATTTCATTTTGTAGAAAAGGGGAATGGATATGGAGGAAAGAGAGCAACTTGAACAACTTAAAAAGAACATTTTGAGCTTATCAATGTCTATGATTGATGCGCCATTACGTGGATTAAGCGAATCACAGATATGGACAGTTAATAAAACTTTGGAAAATATATTAGGGAAAACAGATATCACGATAGAAAAGTTAATGGATGAAGCAAAAGAAAAAGGATGGTTTAAACCAAACAATAAATAAGAGCAGCTAGCAAAAGCTAATTGCTCGGTTCTCCAAGGGGGAACAAGGAGAAAAGATTATCATGGTATCTATATTATTGACGGAATATTGAGTTTTATTCAGGGGAGGAAGAGGAAAATGAAAGAAGTTGAGTTCAGAGCGTGGGATTTAAAAGATAAGCGAATGTATCATAACGTGGGCATTGTAGGAACTTTAATAATCTTGGAGCATGAACAAAGCGGTTATGAGTTTTGTGAATTGGAATTGAAATCATACGATCATACAGATAATAATTACGTGTTAATGCAGTACACGGGGATTAAAGATACAAACGGAGTGAAGATATTTGAAGGAGATATAGTGAGAATCTTCGTTCCTGACGACCCAGAAGCAAAGGAATACATTTCTACAGTTTTTGAATTGGAAGGTGCACTTGTTGTCAAAATGGTTGGATACGATATATACACAGATGATCACTGCGTTGGATGGGTGCCAGAAGATCATAGGTTAGAAGTAATCGGTAATATCTATGAAAGCAAAAACTCAACAAAATAATCCTTTGAATAGAAAGTGAGAAAAATATGCTAAGAAACAATAAGATTTACAAACATTTATTTTCATTGTTAATTGCTCTTAATATCGGATTGGCAATAATAGCGACAATAAAACAAGACTGGTGGAGTGTAGCAGAATTATTAGGTGGTGCAACGCTTTTAATAGCTATTGTAATTGTAATGTCGAACGGGCAAGTGAATAAATGGGCAGCGATACTATTTACGTTTACTGCTGTAGAAAACGGATTAGAAGTTGCTAATCAATTTTTATTACATGATTACTTAGGATCTCTTTGGGATATTGCAACAATAGTAATTTGTGTTTATTGGATGAGACAGTATTACGTTGAGGAATAGAAAGCGAGGTTAAAAGAATGGAAGGTAATGTAAAGCTATTAGGTGCAGATGGAATGTGTGGAATGGAGTTTACAGGAAGTAAGGTTAATGTTTATAACGATGAAGGATACGTGATGGAGAGTATGACGACGAGGGAGCATGTTCAGGAAGTTATTGATTTTCTCGAAGAGTGTAAAGAGCAAATGGAGTAGAAAGTGAGGCAGGGAGAATGGGAGAGATTAAATACTTTTGTGATGTTAATGGTGAGTCCAAGGAGATTAAACTGACAAGTAATATATGTACAAGTCCAGAACCAGAAAACACTGGTAAAGGCGTAACAATGAAAGAAATGTGCGAGCTTATTTCTAAATGGTTAAAAGAAGCGTATAAGATTGAAGTTTCTCCAAAGCAGATATTCAATTATTCACCAAGTGGTGAGTTAGCAGAAGTTTTCTTTATGTATTGGCAAGCTAAGGCTTATTTTGATGGTGAAAAAGGTGCACTAGAGATGTTTTTATCGCATTACCAAAAACATATAAAAGAGGAGGAATAATAATGGGACAAGGTAACCGTGGAATGGCATTTGAAAAGCTTATCAATCTATCGAATGAAATGTATCAACGTGAGGGAGTGGCGCTTATAAACAAGCGTCCGACTCCAGTGAAGGTATTAAAAATGGTTTATGGCCGTGTGAAAGATGGTTATTACGAATCTAAAAGTACAGTAGATTATGATGGCGTATATAAAGGGCGAGCTGTAGCATTTGAAGCAAAGTCTACAAATGAGATTAATCGATTTGATTTAAAGAACATCGCGCAGCATCAGTTGGATTACCTGGAGAAAGCAGAAAAGATGGGAGCAATATGTTTCTTCCTTATTGGATTTACCAAGGATCAGTCAACATTCGCAATACCACTATCAGTCATTCAATCTTACGTAAGGATGTCTCAACAACCAAAGGGAAAGAAGTCTATACCAAGAGCAGACTTTGATATTTATGGATACTTAGTAGAACAGTCAGAACGAGCGCCAATTGATTACTTACAATACATTGATGAAGCAGTAGCACCAGCTATGTTTGATGGAATGATTCAGTTTGATCTGGACCATAAGAAATTGGCAAATAGTATTGAAGCAGCAAAGGAAAAGATAGCAAACAAGAAACACAAGTTATTAAAAGCTTAATGGATAACGGAACCATGCAGAGTGGATGGTGGGGGCTACTCGCTATGCATGTTTCCGTTATTCAACAAAGAGATAGTAAAATTTCACGTACCTGATGTGAATGTAAAAACCAAAATTCAGAAATAGGGGGATTCCTTCATGGAAACACAATTAACATTATTACCGGCTATCGATGATAAGAAAGTACAAAAGGAAGTAGTAAGCATTTTAAAAGAATATAGAGCGCTTAAGATGCGGTTTAGTAATGAAGTGGAGCAAGAAGGAATCAGTTTATTCCCTGAATTACGTGATTCAAGGGTAACGAGTAGGATGAAGGTACAACAAATTGAAAAAGCGTTGAATAACATTCTGGATGAAGACGAAAGAAACATTATTACTATGAAGTTCTTAGATAATAAGCCAGTTAAAGATTCATTCGTACAAAACGAATTGATGATGAAAAACTCATATTTTTATGAGAAGAAGAAAAGTGCAATTAAACTGATCGCTACTACATTAGGAATCATTTGAAAATGGCAGAGAAAACGCAGAGAAATAGCATATTTTTTGGGGAGTTTTTGCAAATGGGAAAAACGATAAATTATATGTACAAGCTCTTTGACAACCGCATATCGAAGAGGATTAGTACACCTATCAGTGAAACGTTCTTATGCGAGAATGTCACGGTAACGTATACCGCATAGTAGGGCGGGCAAGGCGGTAAGAACCCGCGTTAAGACGAAAAGACCAATGAATAATTATAATGACATATTCCAGTGTGGCGGGTGTGAGATAACTCGCATTCGTCATGCTGTTTCTAATTTGTATCAATCGATCAGTACAGAATCCACCTTCTGTATTGAATATTGATATAAAATTCAATATTCCTGTTATGTTGATTTCTAAGAATGGGGATGGTTTTCATGATTGAATGAATACCGTTCTAAAAATCTAAAACAGTATACGTATCTCGTGCATTAGTAATTACTCACGATTCTTATTAATGACCAAAACGAGGGCAAAGAGTTCCACTCTTTGTTTGAGCCAATACAGCGGAAACATTCCCCTTCCGTCCCTCTAGTGTATTGGTTCAAACAAGGCGTCGGAAGAAACATATACGTCTTGATATAAATTAAAAAAATTTATAAGAGAGCGCCTACCTCTCTTTGAACCGATGACAGCTCTTACGCATGGAGCGACTACTGAACGTCGTCGGTTGAAAGAGGTTATGGGCCTCATAATACTTTGGGGCTTGCTCCCCGGCACAACTGAGTGCGGAACTACCTTAAAAATGAAAAGGAGTGAATACCGGTCACTTCGCCTTTTCGACTCTGCGGAGGATAAAACGGAGCCTAGAGACGGGCTATAAACCGGGAAGATGATTCTTAGTCTTCTCCAGGTCACCGAACACAGGGCGTGTAGCCAAACTAGTTGATGCGGTGGCTTGGAGAAGGTTGAGAGTAATCTTGACCTTGTAAGAGGAACTTTTGCCATTTGTTTTCTCTTTTTCTCCCATCCCCTTGAAAGCTGTCACTTTGGTGATGGCTTTTTGTTCTTTGTAAACTAAGGATTATCCAATATGTATGTTAGTTCTTAGTTTAGAGAGAATAAAATTCTTTGTTATATAGAAATTACACATTAAACGTAAATCTGAATAGGAGGATGACATATGGAAGAAGTGAATAGTCCTAGAAATAAATTAGAAATTGGAGTTTCTGTTGATACTGATGAAGCAGAAGTAAAGCTTAAACGATTGAAGGAAGCTGCTGAAGGATGTACGAAAGCATTTGAGGAATTAGGAGATGCTATTGCTAGTGTAGGTGCATTGATTCAAGTTCCGGAAGTGAAACCATCTAATATAGATTTTGCAAAGATATTTAGTAATCGTGATTAAACCAATAGCAATTATAGCAGGCGCTGCCGTGATCTGGGTGGCGTCTTGTTTGTTGTTAAGGAAAGATAAGGGGTGAGGGGTAATGTGGGGTCCAACTACTTTTAAAGATGTACTAGAGTTGTATTGGGAATATAAGTGGTATGTATTAAAAAGAGCGTGCGTCCCTTGTTTAATTGGATTAGGGATAGGGTGGCTTATATGGGGGTAAAAGACATCTATCAGATTGCTTCCGAACGAGTCGGTGATGTTGCTGATATTCCTTTATGTACTGTAATGGAAGCGTTGGAGATAGACCCGAATGAAATCGTAAGTTTGATGGATGAGATTGAGGAGGGGTGAGAGGATGTTTGTGACAGGTATATTTATCGGATATACGTTAGGTACTGCTAGTACGGTTTTATTCCTCTTCGGATTCATGAAATGGATGGAACGTATGGAAAGCAAGGAAGAGACGCTTGAACCAATCAAACCAACAAGAGAACTAAAAGAAACTCCTAAAGAACATATGACGTGGTGCGAAACGTGTAGAGGTGCTGCTTGGTGTTATGGTGATGGATTGATTATGTGTGAAAAGTGTGGATTGACTGTAAAGAATGGGAAGTTACAACACGAAAAGCCATTGGTTACTTTCTGTGAACATTGTAAACGCGACAAAACAAACGAACACAACGAACGAAAATAGAGGAGGAAGATGAATGAGAAATACAGTAACGAAAGAACAAATTGATGATGTATTAAAAGAAGCGCAGTTCCATGTACAGCATGCTGTGTTTGGTAAGTGCTGTATAGTAACGGCTCAACTACCTAATGGGTTTACTGTAGTGGGTACTTCTGCTTGCGTTGATCCAGATAACTATGATTCTCAAATTGGATATGAAATCGCTAAAAAGAAAATAGAAGATAAGTTATGGGAACTAGAAGGATATAAATTACAGTGTGAATTGTACGAACTCAAACAGAAAGGGAGAGGTTATTAATGAATTTCGGACAAGCTTTTGAGGAAGTGAAAAAGGGCAAAGGGATGCGATTACCACAATGGAGTGATGATGTTGTAATTCGTGCGCAATTCCCCGATGAGCATAGCAAAATGACTGCACCTTACTTATATGTAGAAAGTCGTTTTGGAAGAGTACCATGGAAAGAAACAATGATTGAATTATTTGCTGAGAATTGGGAAGTTGTTGAATAAAAATAGAGATAGTTAACAAGGTGAAATTTATGCAGGAAATAACGGTGATTAGGTGCTGAAAACCCGCTAAAATACGCTATGCATAAAATCATGCATAAAGAAATGGAATGATATGTTACAGGAAGTGAGTGTTTTCAACGATTTCCCATTATATCAACTTTTAACAACTGCCGATAAGAATGGTTATGTAAACAAGATATGAAACTATTAGTATATTAAATTCATTTCCCTGCATAAATTAGTTTTCGTTATGGATTTTTTAAAATATGATTCTTTGATTAAAACGAGGTGGTGGTCGTGGCTAGGCAACGAAGCCCAGACAGAGATAAGGCGTTTGAAATATATAAAGCAAGTAAAGGTGAGAAACCACTGGTTGAAATTGCTGAAGAGTTAGGTATAAAGAACCCTTCGCAAATTAGAAAGTGGAAATCCCAGGACAAATGGGACGAAAAAATAAATGGTAACGTAACTATTGCAAAAAGGAGCGTTACTAATGTTAAAAATCCCAAAACGAAAGAAAAACTAAAAGAGATTTTAGAAGATGAAGAGCTGACCGAAAAGGAACGGCTCTTTTGTTTGTATTACGTGAAATACTTCAATGGTACCCAAGCTGCACTTAAAGCTGGTTACTCCAAAGATGGTGCTCATGTACAAGCTAGTCGATTACTAAGGCGTGAACGAGTTTCTTCCTATATAAAAGAGCTTAAAGGCGAGCTAGTTGAAAATGTATTTGTGGAAGCGATGGATGTGCTGAAAGAGTACATTAAGATTGCTTTTGCTGATATTACTAACTATGTAACTTTTGGTCAGAAGGAAGTTCCCGTAATGGGGATGTTTGGCCCGATGAAAGATGAAGCTGGTAACGAAATAACTCGTATTGTCAATTACGTAGATTTACATGAAGCTGATATGGTTGATGGTTCCATAATTACTGAGGTGAAGCTAGGTAAAGATGGGGTATCAGTTAAACTTGCTGACAAGATGAAAGCCTTGGATAAATTAGCGCAGTATTTCGATTTAGTTCCCGACAACTTTAAACGCCAAATTGAAGAGGAACGCCACAAGATGCAGATGGAAGTACAGAAAGCCCAAATCGATAAGATTAAAGCTGACACTGCTCGTATTAAAGGTGAAGATGGCGATGAATACGAAGATGATGGTTTCAAAGAAGCGCTAGAAGGCAAGGTAGAGGAAGTGTGGGATGACCATGACGACGATTCCGAAGCGTAAAAAGAAACCTGCTCCCTTCAAATTTAAGCCATTTTCAAAGAAGCAGCTGAAGGTATTAACCTGGTGGAAGCCTAACAGTCCTGTTAAAGATTATGACGGGATTATTTGTGATGGTTCTATTCGTGCCGGGAAGACAGTATCAATGGCTCTATCATACGTTATGTGGGCAATGGAATCATTCGAAGGCGAGAACTTTGGTATGTGTGGTAAAACGATTGGTTCCCACCGTCGTAACGTAATAACGCCACTTAAAAAGATGCTTAAGTCCCGTGGCTATAAGGTTAAAGATCATAGAAGTGAGAATATGCTTACCATTACTAAAGATGGCGTAACGAACTTCTTTTATATTTTTGGTGGTAAAGATGAGAGTTCTCAGGATTTGATCCAAGGAATCACTGCCGCTGGCATGTTTTTCGATGAAGTGGCACTTATGGTACAAAGTTTCGTTAACCAAGCAACAGGCCGTTTGTCTGTAACTGGTTCGAAAATGTGGTTCAACTGTAACCCGGCAGGACCGTATCACTGGTTTAAAGAGAAGTGGTTGGATCAGAAGAAAGAAAAGAATCTATTGCACCTTAAATTCTCTATGGATGACAATCTATCATTAGATGAAAAGACGAAAAGAAGATATCACCGTATGTATAGTGGTGTTTTCTATCGCAGATATATCAAAGGCGAATGGGCAGCTGCTTCTGGTCTTATATTTGATATGTTTGATGAGAAAGTACACAAAGTAGAGTCTGTTGATCGTAATTACGTTGAATACTATGTGTCATGCGACTACGGTACACAGAATGCTATGGCGTATGGATTATGGGGCAAATGTATTGAAGAAGGCGACAAAGAAGTGTGGTACAAAATCAAAGAGTACCATTATAGTGGCCGTGATACAGAAAAGCAGAAAACAGACCAAGAATACTACGAAGATTATGAGGAATTCGTTGGTGATTTGCCAATTAAGGGAACTGTAGTTGACCCTTCCGCTGCTTCATTTATTGCTGTGTTGATGCGTAATAAGAGAAAAGTATATAAAGCTCGTAACAACGTAAAAGAGGGAATAGGTAACGTTGGTATAGCGCTGAATACTGGCAGAGCATACTTTAATGACTGTTGTGTCGAGACATTTAAAGAGTTTGCCTCTTATATATGGGATGAAAAAGCGATACAACGTGGTGAGGATAAACCTCTCAAAGAGAATGACCACCACATGGATGAAACGAGATACTTCATTAATACAATTATATTTGGGTTACGTAAAAAGAAGAAAAGGAAAAGAGGTGAAGCAACTTAATGACGAAGAAAAGACAAGTTAGTGCGAAGGTAATTAAGGCAGCAGGAACAAGTACACAGGTGCTATCCCGTCAACAAGAGAGCGAAGATGAGAAGTATGCTGTAAATGACATCATTGAACCACCTTATAGAATAGAAGATCTGCAGCAGATTAGAGAGAATAGCACAATTCTCGGACAATGCATTGATGCCTACAAGCGTAATATAGCTGGATTTGGTCATGAAATGAAGTATAAACAAGAGGATGACAAGGAAACTCCTGAAATGAAGGCAGAGTGGACTCTAGTTGATACAGAAATCATACCTTTATTTAGTTTCGATAAGCCATTCAAAGAGATTCTTGAAACTGCTATTGATGATAAAGAGACGACTGGCAATGGTTATATAGAAGTTATTCGTAATTTAGAGGGGAAACCTGCTGAATTAATAAATATGTTACCACAGTACATGCGAGTGACACGTAAGGATAATAAACCTCAAGACGTAACGTACTTAGTAAACGGGAAAGAAATTAAACGTAAGAAGATATTCCGTCGCTATGTACAACGAGTCGGAGCAGTAGACACTTACTTTAAAGAGTTTGGTGATCCACGTTTCTTAAATAAAGAGACGGGTGAGTTTTCCGATGTTTCATTAGGAGAGAAAAATGCTACTGAGGTCTTGCATTTGAAAATTGGTAATGGACCATACGGCATTCCACGTTGGGTATCGCATGTCGTTCACATGGTTGGTGCGAGGAAAGCGGAAGAGTTAAACCTACGCTATTTCAAACAAGGGCGTCACATTCCAATGGCTATCTTATTGAAGAATGGGATTTTATCAGAAGATAGTGAAGCAGCCATAGCTGATTACGTTTCGAATGTTGAAGGTGAGGATAATCAACATAAATATCTATTATTACAAGTAGAAAGTGCTGAAGAGGGCATTGTAGGTGACACCCCAACACCAGTGGATATTGAACTTAAATCTTTAGCGGATATCTTGCAAAATGATGCCCTATTCCTTGAGTATGATGAGAAGTCGCGTCAAAAAGTACAGTCAGCATTCCGATTACCGGATGTATACGTTGGTTATATTCGTGACTTTAACAGAGCAACTGCTGAGTCTGTACGAGAGATTACAGAGGAGCAGGTATTTGAGCCTGAGCGAAGCGCTTTAGAATTTATTATTAACAATGTACTGCTTCTACCGTATGGATTAAAACACGTATATGTAAACCTGCGTAAGTCAGAAATTAGTAACACTGAAGATATGGTTAAAACCATTGAAGTATTGGCTGATAAGGGCGGTTTAACCTTCCAAGATATACGTAACATTGCAAGTAACATGTTAAACAAAGAGTTCTCAGATTACGATATGCCAGAAGCTAATGAACCTGTAGCATTAGTGTTAGAACGACGTCGTAAAGTAAGCGGTTGGGAAAAAGGTCTTAATGAGAAGTTACAAAAATCAGCTGACAATAATTCAAATGAAGATTTAGTCAATGTAATGAAAGACCTACGCGACGTACTGGAGTCGATGCAAAATGCAGAAGATTGATAAGTTGCTAGATTCATTGAATGAGTGGATTGAAAAGGCTGATACCGATGATTTTACTGCTTCACTACCTGATGATCTAGAAGTATTGGACATGTTACCAGGATACGTTGAGGAATTCGAAAAAGAAATTGCTAAGCTGCTCCGAAAACAGAAGAAATACTTTATAGATGGTATTAAGAACTATACGAAAAAGGATTCTGTAGAGAAGGGTATCAAGATAAAGGATATTATTAACTTTGTTACTGGTAGCCTATTCGGAGCAGATACTTTTGCTAAAAGCTTAAGCAAATCAGCAAGGAAGTTTCTTAATTATACGATGAAAGATATGACAAAAGCTTTCATGGATGCAATTGACCCGGATATCCAGTTTAATATCTTCTCAAAACGCACTACAAAGTGGATTGATAGTTGGTCAGATGAATTAGGTAAAATCATGAAGATTAACTCTCATAAAGCAGTAGAACGTATTTTAAACGATGGATTGGATAAGGGGAAAGGAATTAAGGAGATTGCAAGAGAACTTGCGAAGCTTCCGGAATTTGACCGTAAGAGAGCGAAGATTACAGCGCAGACAGAAGTACTCGCTGCATGCTCTGCTTCTCAATTTGAATCATACCGTCAATCTCCTGCTGTTACAGGTAAGAAGTGGCGTCATAGCGGTACAAAGAACAACCAACCTCGTGATAATCATGTTGCGTATGACGGTACAACAGTGCCAGTGGAGGAAGAATTCGAATTACCTGGTTCTGGTGAGAGGTGTATGTTTCCCCGTGATAGCTCGTTAAGTGGAAAAGAGAGAATAAATTGTCATTGTGTTATGTCTCCTGCGGTAGATAACAATATATTAGGTCTATCAGAAGAAGAGAAGCAGAAGATTAGGGAAGAAACTTTGAAGGAGTTGAATAAGAAATGAAAACTTCTATGATTAAGCCGATTTATATTTGAAAGGAGGTGAATAAATGAAAAAACGTAAATTGAAGAACTTACAGGTTTCACATGTCTCATTTGTAGAGAATGGAGCAAACCAACGCAAGTTCTTCTTAACGAAATCAGAAGAACAACCAAACTTCGAGAAGTCTGTGAAGGTGATTAAGTCTGATGATGAAGAAAAACGTCTTGTATACGGGATTGTATATGAACCTGATACATTAGATGCTCATGGCGATTTTACGGATGCTGAGACTATCGAAAAAGCAGCGCACGAGTTTATGCTCAAGTACCGCCAAATTGATAAGAATCATGACTTTGTAGCAGGGGTTGGAGAAGTTGTTGAATCATATATTGCACCTGCTGATATGGAGCTTAATGGCGAACCTGTAAAGAAAGGGACTTGGATCCTCACTACGAAAGCAGATGAGGAAACATGGGAAGCTGTTAAGAAGGGGGAATTCCAAGGTTATTCTCTTGCAGGAGTCGCTGAAACAGAAGTGATTGAGGAAGAAGTAACGAAAACTGAAGAGAAACAAATAAAGTCCTTCTTCCAAGTGATGAAGGGCTTTTTTAGTGGAGAAAAAGTTACGAAAGGCGAGGTTAGAGATAAATTTAACCAGAATAAACAGCGCCGTGACGTTAACGCCTCTTTCTCCGCATTAGAAGATACTTTCTATCAATCGTTATGGAATGCTCCTACTGCTGATGCAATCGACTTAGATCGTATTGAAGCAGCTGCACTCGAATTTGTTGAGATCATCAATGAGTTGAAGGGTACAGAAGCAGTTGTAAAGGCATGGGAAAACAAACCTGTTGTATCCCTTGCTGAAGAAGTAGAAAAAGCAGGTAAGAAAATCAGTGCTCCAAATATGGCAGATATCGATGCTGCTATTGAATCATTAACAAATCTAAAAACACGCGTCACACCTTCACCGGAAGGCGCAGGAAGTGAGGAAGATGGTATGAATCAAGAACAATTAGAAAAAGCTCTAGAAGCTGTTGTAGCGCCGATTAAAAAGGAGCTAGAAACAGTTAAGAAACATTTAAATATTAAACCAGAAAAAACACCTGAAGAACTTGCGGTTGCTAAAGCAGTTGAAGCTGCTACTGCTCCAATTCTAAAAGAGTTAGAAGACCTTAAAAAGTCTCAAGGTATTAGCAACCAACAAGATACAGATGGTCATACAAATGTACAAAAATCTGCTGGCGGTTACGCTGGATACTTTGGCAACCAAGGAGGAAACTAATATATGAATAACGGACAAATTATTGCAGGTGGTTCTACAGATATCGTTTTAAAGGATGTAAACGTACCATTACCACAGGCGGCAGCAGAAGCGTTTTTACGCGACACGATCAATAAAGCTACAGTATTACCTAAATTAAACCCATACTACAAGAAAGCTCCTGCTGGAAATATCGATACATTAAGTGTAGGTAAGCGTAAATTACGTGAAGCGTCTAAAAACGATACTCCAACTGGTGTTGGTTCGATTACTCCAGGGCAAATCCCTTATGCTGTTAAGAAAGTAAAATGGGATGAATGGATTCAAAATGATGATGTTTGGTATGCAATAGCATCCCGTGGTCAAAATGTTGGAGAAGTAATTTACAGCATGATTCAAGATCAATTTGGTACTGATTTACAGGATTTAATCTTTAATGGTGATACGACTTCTGCTGATCCATTCGTTAAAATTATCGATGGATTTGTTAAAAAGGCTAAAGTATCTACAAATAAAACGGATTTAGCTACAAACGATGTAACTATTCAAGCATTTGTTGACCATGTAGCGGTATTACCTGATAAATTTAAAACTCGTAATGATATCGCTTGGTTCATTACACAAAAAACTCACGACAAGTTAATGTCACTACTAACTACTCGCCAAACTAATTTAGGTGATGCAGTATTAGTTGATGGTAAAGTTTCTAAATTAGCAGGTTATGAGGTTGAGATTGTGCAAGAGATGCAATCTGGATTCGCTATGTTAACACCTCGCGAAAACTTAAAACCTGTATTCACACGTGAATTACGTTATAACCGTACTGCTCAAGGTGCTACTGCGGCTGCTAAAGATGCTACGTATCACATCTTATTTGCTTACTTAGATTGCGTTATCCGTGAAGTGGATGCAGTAGCATGGATGACTGGTGAAAAGCTGTAAGAAAGGAGCTAGTTAAATGCCCTTAGTTCAATATAAACAAAAGACAGGCGTTCTTCATATTGGTGGAGGACGCTTTTTCTATGCCAACGATCCCCACAAAGTAACCGCAAAAGAACGTGATGAGTTGCTGGGTGCCTATTCTGATTTAGAAGAAGTAAAAGAAAGTAAAACATCATCTAAATCTCAAGAATCGGAGTGATAAGCATGCCACTTATTACTGCTCAAGAATTAATAGATTATACTGTACTGCCTGAAGTGAAAAAACGTCCTGTTTCCTTATTGGAGCAGGACATACTTGAGGCAGAAACAGAGATTAATAACATTCCAAACATAGATAATTTCGCTGATAAAACGAAATATCCAGTAATCCCTGAAGAGGTAAAGCTAGCATGTAAGAAGTTAGCGCAGTATTATGCATATACAAATGCCGATACGAATGCGATGAAGGGGATTAAATCAGAAAGCGTTGGTAGTGGAGATTATTCTTATACGAAGGATAGCTCAAGCATCATTAAACCTTCTGTACTTTCCTTGTTAAAGAAATTTATAAATGATACTGGAAAAAATAAAGTCACGTTCAAAATGAGGGCGATTTAATGTCTCTAGAAGCGCTGATGGTCCATGAATGTGATATTTACCATTTGCAGAAGGAAACAAAGCCCGGGAAGTACGGGCAACCAGGAGAAGAGGTTTATTCCTACAAAGATACTCCTGATGTAGCAGAACAAAGCTGCTACTTTGCAGAAAATGTAGCAATCGCTAGACCTACTGCAATACAATCTGCGCCAAACCAGTTAAATGAACAACATACAAGAGTGTTATTCATGCCTGGTACAGATATAAAACACAATGACAAAGTAATCAAGAAGAATACAAATGTCGTTTACTATATACGCAATCCCTTTCCGGTAGTGCATCCACTTACTGGTGAAGTTTCACATATAAAGGCCACTGCAGAAAGGAAGAGTGAGCCATGGCTAGCCAAATAACGACTAGAGGATTCCGTGAGTTCAGCGCCAAGTTGAATCGTATGGCAAATGGGTTAGATCAGAACGTTGCCTTATGGCTTGAAGCTAGTGGATTTCAATTTTTAGAGGAAGTTCAGAACCAAATCATTTCACTAGCAGTTGTCGATACGAGAAGACTGCTCAATTCGTTTGATAAAGGCGGAGATGGAAATGTATGGCGTTCCTCTGATGGTGGTTTAGTTCTGGAAGTTGGTACAAATGTAGAATACGCTAAGCTTCAAAATGATGGTTGGCAACAGGTAAGGAGATTCGTTCCTGGTAGATGGGAAGGTCATAATTTTGAATATGATCCACATGCGCCTACTGGAATGATGCTAACCGCAAAATTCATAGAAGGTCGTCCTTACTGGGACAATGCCATTGCTATCTATGAGCGTATGTTCCAGACTGCATTTGACCGCCAGTTCCGACAATGGGTACATGGAGGTTAGGATATGTACGCACAAATACATGGCTCTATGAAGGCTTTTGTCTTCGATAACCTGCCACAAGGTACATTTGCTTATCATGAGCAGGTTCCAGAAGAGATAAAGATACCTTCAGTTTACTTCCCGCACCTATCAACGAATGATTTGAAAAACACCAAGGATACATTCACCTTACTGTACACAATGACAGTGAGGTTTTTTAATGCAACAACAGAGGAAGCTATGGAGCTATCTGATGGAATTGCGAACTTGATTAGACGTAGCGGTTACACATTAAATCTTCGGAATGAGGATGGAAGTGAATCGACTGATACCGTCTATTTCAGAAGAGTGACTACCGCTCCAGTTGAGGTAGGTTCTGCTCAATTAACAATGATTTTTGAATATGAACAAAGCTATATCAATTAAAGGAGAGTGTAACGTATGGCTGAAACGGAAACGCCTATTACTTCAAATAAGATGTACCGTGGTGACGAGTTTATTTACGCGGTAGTAATCCCTGATCCAACTGACCCGTTAAAAACAAAACTGGTTCGCCCGTTTGACCAAACCGATTCATCTCATTCTATTGAAGCGGATGAGATTGAAGCAGAATCGAAGGATAGAACAATTTCCGACTACGGAAAAGTAACAGAGACTCGTTCTTTTGAAGGAATTGTTTCAGAAGGCGATCCATTTATAGATGCAGCTAAGAAAAAGCTGCGTAATAAGGAATACATTGAAATCTATGAAATTAACAAACGTACATTAAAAGCTGAAAAAGGAACATATATGATGACTTCCTTTGAAAAATCAGCATCTACTGGTGAATTTGCGACTTATTCTCTAGAAGCTAAACTTTCTGGAACTGTAAGTGAAGAAACATTAACTGAAATCCCTGCGGGGGCTAATGCATAAGAGCGGTTTTATACTGCTCTTTTTAAATTTGAAAATAACATCCAATTCAAAGGAGATTGATATATATGCGTTTTGAAATCGAAGGAAAAGAATATGAATTAAAGTTAACTTATAAATCTATTGCAGAGTTAAACAAGAAATATGAGGGCGGAGCGAACCAAGTTATCGCTGCTTGTTTACAAGGTGATCTAGAACTATTTGAAGATGCGGTTTACTTCGGATTAATGCATACAGAAGAAGGATTCACTAGATCTAAAGTTACTGCTGCTATTGAAAAACTATTTGTAGAGGAAAAAATCTCACAACAATACATTGAAGATGTTCTTAATGAAGTGGTAGCGGACAATTTTTTCTACAAAGCGAAGACGAAACAGTACAAAGCGCGAATGAAGAAACAATTACTAGCGAAGAATCCGGAATTCAAGGAGATTGCAGAGGAGATGTACGGAACGGACGACGAACCGCAGACTTCTCTAGAGAAGAAATAGACAAGGTGCAGCAGGATGGATTTAGGTACTTGGGTTTGTTGCCTAATGAGGTAATGAACCTAACTCCTCGTGAGTTTCAAAATATGATGACGGGGAGAAATGAACAGTATCTAGATGAACTGCAAACTTATAGTATATTTGCTCTCATGATGCGTGCGGTTTATCACAGTAACCCTAAAAAGAGCATGAAACCAAAAGATTTATTTGATAGATCGAAAATGGTTACTGATGAGAAAAAGAAAAAATCAATTGAAAATCGCGCAAAACAAGCTGAGGCAGATATGCAATTCTTACAAAATCTCAACTTCGGTTGATTGAAAGGTAGGTGAGATTTTGGCGACACAAGAAGAATTAGTAGTCCAGTTTCGGGCAGAGACCGACCAAATTCGAAGAGAATTAGCTGCTATGCAACGTGAAATGAATGAGTTTGTAAATGCTACCGCTCGTTCTTCTCGATATTACCACCGTAGCCTTGAAAATATGGGGGATGCGAACAGCGAATATAGCAGACGTTTACGTCAGATGAAATATGAGCAGCGGGAAGCGATGAGACCTCATATTGAAGAGTTGAAAAGGACGAAACTCGCTTATTTGGATGCTGCTATGGGAATGGCAACATACACTGGCAGTGCGCAAGATTTAATTGCTCAAGTTAATGAAATTGGTAAGGCTGAGAAGGCTGCTAATGATGAAATAATGAAATTAGATAGAATGAAGCAGGCTAGCATATTACAAACGATTGGTATGTTAAACAACATGTCCACAACCTCTAGCAAATTACAAGGTAATCTACAGCGTATGGGTAATCCGTTGTATAACGTTTCTAGAGGTGCTTTAATGGCAACAAATGCTATGGAGCGATTAGCAAATAGAAGTAGTGCTGCTCAATTAGCTTTAGAGTTTCTTGGCCCAAATGCGAATATGAAACAACTTAATGATCAGATTCGCATTATTAATCAGTCTGTCATGGGAATGGGACAAGCTTTCTTAGTTGTTGGTATCGGGGCTGTAATGTTTTACAACCGATTGCATCAAGCTAATATGGAGATGAATCCTAAATACGCAAAGGCATATAAAGATATGATGGATTCATTAACAGAAGCATTAAAACCAATGAGGGATGCTTTCGCTGCTCTTATGGTACCAATATATAACTTCGTTAATGCGTTAGCAAAAATGGTAATAGCGTTTAATGAGGCGCATCCAGCTTTAGCTAGATTTATTCAAGGAACAATAATGCTTGTTCCAGCCTTAACACTCCTATTGCTACCCTTAGGGGCAGGAATGGGATTATTAAAAGGATACAGAGCTGCGTTTGCTGCTTTATGGATGATAATTAAACCTGCAGTCATGGTTTTAGCGATGGCCAGTCCCGTTGCTTGGGCACTAGCGGCAGCCATAACAGGATTAGCAGTAGGGTTTGCTTACGCTTATAAAAACATAGAACCTTTCCATAATGCTATAAATAATGTTCTAAAAGCATTAAAGGGTTTTTGGAAGGTGCTTTCAGGTAAAAAGGACGCTGGAGTAGAATTACTTAAAGCATCAGGATTATCTGATGAGACCATCTCTAAACTAACAAGTGCTGTAGATAAGGTGCATTTTATTCTGAATGGAACAGGGATGCTATTTAAAGCTTTTTGGCAAGAGTTGAAAAGTCGCGGTAGTGCAGATAAGGATCTGTTACGAGCAGCCGGATTATCTGATAGTACCATTAATGCATTCACTGGGGCTGGAGCTAAAATAGGCCACAATTTGAATGCTATTAAAATGTTAATTGGGGCATTTGGTAAAGAATTAAGACAGCAAGGCAGTGCTGATGTCGATTTATTAAAAGCGGCAGGTATAAGCGAAAAATCTATTAATGCTTTCGTAGGAGCAGGGGCGAAAGTTAACCATAATTTAAATGCAATTCGCATGCTTATTAGCGCCTTTGGACAGGAAATGAAGCAGCAAGGTAGTGCGGATATTGATTTGTTAAAAGCAGCTGGAATATCCGATAAATCAATTAATGCTTTTACAAAAGCGGGAGCAAAGGTAAACCACAATCTAAACTCAATTAAATTATTATTAAAAGCATTTGGACAAGAAGTGAAAGCTGGTGGTACAGCTGATATTGACTTACTTGTTGCTGCTGGAATTCCTGTTGGGGCAATCGAAAAGGTTGTCTCTTTTGGTCGTGCTCTTAATAGCGCACTGAATGCTATAAAAGCAATTATAAAAGGGTTTTCGCTTTCTTTCTCTGGTAATAGTGACGGTGCGGCGCAACTTATGCAGGCTATGGGTTTAAATGATAATTTAATTTCGATGGTAGTATCATTTGGCGAAAAGTTAAAATCAGCATTTGATTATGTTAGACAAGCAATAATTAATGCTTTCCATGGAGATTTTACGCAAATCACTGACGTGTTCATAAAATTAATTCCGAGTATTATTGCAATCTTATTAGGTGGAGTCCCAGGTCTTATAATCGGTATCACTACAATGTTTGCTCGCATGTCAGACGCGGCTGGTATTGGTGGAGAGGTGTTGATACAAAAGTTTGGTGAAGTAATGAATAAATTTGTTGCTTGGTATGCAAATTTTGTTACTACTAAATTACCAGTCTTTTTAGAACAAGGAATGCAAATTATTGTTAGTTTCATTCAAGGGATTTTGCAAGCTTTACCTCAGCTTGTTGAGACGTATGCTCAAATCATGACAACGCTTATCACAACTTTGACGACTCATCTGCCTCAAATTATTCAGACTGGAGTATCTTTAATACAAACATTAGTGTTGGCGATAGTGCAGGCACTGCCTTATATGATGCAAGCATCGACTCAAATTATTAGCACTCTGATCCAAGGGATAACGCAACTGCTTCCTATGTTAATTGATACAGGAATCCAAATAATCACTACATTAGTTCAAGCGATTCTTCCTTTAATACCTCAGGTTCTTGATGCTGGGGTTCAAATTTTGTTAGCAATTGTTAATGGAATAATTCAAGTTTTACCGCAACTAATAGATTCTGCTATGCAAATCATCACAACATTATTGAATGCAATCGTGCAGAATTTATCTTTAATCATTGATGCTGGTATAAAAATACTTATGGCATTAATTGAGGGGATATTGCAGATTTTACCTCAATTAATAGATACAGCGTTGCAAGTTATCAATCAATTTATAACGATAATTCTGCAGAATTTACCTCAGATTCTCGAAGCAGGAATGCAAATATTAATGAAATTGGTTGATGGTATTATACAAATGTTACCTCAAATTGTAGATGCCGTTATACAAATCATTACCAAGTTTACTGAGGTTGTAGTACAAAATCTCCCTAGGATTATAGATGCAGGCGTTCAAATTCTAACTAAACTTATTGAAGGTATTCTTAAAATGACGCCTCAACTAGCTGGCGCTGCTCTCCAAGTTATGGCTAAGTTAATTGCAACTATTATTCAACACTTACCTCAGTTATTGTCTGCTGGAGTACAACTAATTTTATCTCTCATTAAAGGGATTCTTAGCATAGTTGGTCAGGTTATTAGTGCAGCTGGTCAAATAGGGAAAAGTATTGTTGATGCATTAAGGAAAGTTGACTTAGTTGCGGTAGGTAAATTTATTATCCAAGGTTTAATAAATGGTATTGGTTCGATGGCTAGTGCGGCTTGGGAAGCAGCAGGGAATATCGCGTCCGGAATCGTTAGAACTGTTAATAAGGTTATGCAAGTTAAGTCTCCTTCAAGAGTGATGCGTGATACAGGTAATTACATCGGTGAAGGTTTGATATGGGGTATAAATCAAATGGAAAACCCTGTATATAAAGCTGCAAAAGACATGGCGACAACCGTAAAGGATGCATTCGATTCATTATCAGAAGGGATAGTACTCGGAGATGTGTCAATGGGGACTGTTTCAGGACCTGCAATTCCAATGGTTTCTGCTGGTTATAAAACACCTTCTAGTATATCAAATGTGTCGTCTACTTCTGGATTTAGTGGGGCAACTTTAAGTAAATCTACAAATGAATCTAGACCGTCAAATAACGTTCAAAATGCTACTCCAGCTGTTATTGAGAATGTAATTGTTATTGATAGCACTGAAGTAGTAAGAGCAATTGGAGACAAGATAGACATAGACCAAGGGAAACGGATTGTAAATCAATCATTTGTTATGGGACAAAAGGGAGGATGGTGATTAAATGTCTGAAGTAATCACATTAGGAACCACAGTACAAACATTAAACGGGAAAAGGTATGTATTAGAAGAACTAGGCATCATGACAAGGGACTTTAATCCTCAGTCACCATCACCTGTTCATAACTTTGAGACTGTTGAAAATAGACACGGAACTATTGATAGAGGGACAGTTTATGGTCAACGCACTATAAACTGTTCTTTTTATTTTAAAGCAGTTGATATGTGGGATTATGCATTACTACGAGATGAAGTATTTCGTATATTTGATAGTAGAGAAGCTTTCTATATCATAGATCGACGAAATCCGGGTAAGCGATGGCTTGTAAAATATAGTTCGCCTTACAGTATCGAGCAGAATTGGAAATACGGGTTCTTTGAAATTGATTTTGTAACTGTGAAACTACCATTTGCAGAATCAATTGGAAAAACCACTGACCCAAATACATTTGATTCTAATCTTTGGCAAATTGGTCAAGGTTTAATTGCAGAAGATACAAAGTATCATCATAATACTACATCTTTCCGAATTTATAATGCTGGTGATGTATTAATAGATCCTAGGTCCATGCCGTTAAAAATAAAGTATAAAGGTAAGTCTAATAATCTAACTATCAAAAACAATACTACTGGCGACCTTTGGAATTACAATGGTGTCACGACAACATTGAACGATGTTATTACTTTAGATGGTGTCAGAGCATATAGAAATGTGCTAGGAAGTATTTTTAAAAATACGAATTGGGGATTAATCACGTTAAAGCCTGGATGGAATGACTTTGTGTTAACCGGTACAACAGATGCTTTTGAAGTAGAATTTGATTTCCGATTCTATTATTTGTAGGTGAAGCCATGTTATTAGTTACAGGAATAAATGGACAAACAGAGATGCTTTGCGATTTCAAGGAAGTAAGAAGAAAACGAAGGGTCAATGGAGAACATTCTCTTAATTTCTATCAACTAAATACCCCAGAAGCAGCTCATGCGTATAAATTGCTAGATAAACGTTCCATAGTTACAATTCCCGAAACAGGTGATGAATATATTGTACTTGGTATATCTAAAGTAGGACACTATGGAAAAAGAATTAACGCAATGCATGTATTTCTTGACGGTTTTATCAGCCAACATAAATATGAATTACTGAATGGAACCATTAATTTTAAACAATTCTGCGACTTCTTATTTGTGGGTAGTGGATGGACATACATTATAAACGGCGCATTTGCTCCACAACGTTTTGAAAACTTTGGGAGAGATTCTAAGCTTTCATTGCTGCAAAAAGGATTAGAAAGGTATAAAGCTGAGTTTTCCATTGATAACAAAAATAAAGTTATTACATTCAAAAATGAGATAGGTAAAACTACAGAATCACAGTTTAGATATGGGCATAATTTACAAACTTTTAATGAAGAAACGGACATGTCAAACTTTTGCACAGTTATTCGAGGGTTTGGAAAAAGGGATGACGAGACAGAGTTTTCTGTTGAATATAAATCACCATTAGTAAGTGTATACGGTGAAATTCATCAAAAGTCGATTGATGATGATCGTTATAAGTATGAGAGTTCTTTATTAGAAGCATGTAAAAACAATTTAAATGATACACCTCTAACTAAATTTAACGTATCCGTTTCAGATTTATACGAAAATGGTTTGCAAATGCATCCGTACGATTATGGCGACTATGTTTATATGCTTTATGAAGAGGCAGATGTGGCTGTGCAAATACGGATTGTTGAGGTTATCGATGATCCAGTTAATAATAGTATTTCCCCAACGTTTGAATTATCGACTTTTAAAACGTTGCGAACTGCGAGTGCAATTCAAGCGCAATTTCAACAGACTCAAAGGGACATTCAACAATTGATGGATGATGAAGGGAATTTAAGCTTAGCGTTAAAACGCTTGTACATGACCACAGAAACATTCGCTGATAACACTGGTGTTTGGTATATAGATCCAGAAGATAAAAACAGATACGTCCATATTGGTGCAGGAGGCCTCGATGTTCATCGTGGTCTTGTTCGCGTTGAAAGAGAGGATGGATACGCCGTTATTATTGGCGGTGTTCTTCAGCACGGATTTGATATTATGGGTCACCAACCACCATTTACAAGTGGTGACGTTTCAATAGATGGTTGGTTCTGGGTAACGCCATCAAATATATTGCAAGATTGTCAGTTTTATTCCTATGAACATTCCGGCAGATATTTAAATGTCCAAATCCAGTTAAAAACAGAGGAAGGTGGAGAGGTAGAAGCAGCTTTATTAGATATGGACGGGGAGACCGTATTGAAGAAAGTTTCCTCAATCCAAACGAATCCGCCTCCTGTTGGCGGCGATATTATAATGACTGTTGATTTAGGAGTGCCAACAGGAAATCTCAAAAGTTTTTACTTTCGAATTAGAAATAAGGTTTTAGGAAAAAAAGCGTATGCTCGTATATTTCGGGCATGGACAAGTGGTTAAGTATCTAGAAATATATTAAAAAACGAATTTTATATAAATTAGGAGGAATTATTTATGAAACCAGTTCAAATTTATTTAGGTGTTCCACAAACTGATAAATTACAAGTATATGATGTGAAACCTGGTAAACAAGTAACCATTAAACAAATGATTTTAACAAATACTGATGCAGAAGCAGCCAAGTTAACTGTAACTGTAAATACCGTTGATATTATGAAAGGACTTGTTGTTAATCCTGGTGAAACGAAGTTCTTAGACTTGACGGTTGTTTTAAATGAGAATAATACACTTTCTCTACAACAAGAGAAAACAAATGCTATCAACGTAATGATTTCTGGAATTGAAGAAACATTCGTAACCTCCACACCAGGATACTGATTTATATTGGTATCCTTTTTAAATTTCGTATATGAGAGGTGAAAGACATGCCTAACTTTGGAAATGGTATTGATCGTAAGTTCCGAATCGAATTATTTCAAGAATTCGAGAAAGTTACAAATGAAGCAAATCGCGTACTACGGGTAATGAATGAGCATGTGAACGAAAATACCGCTCATAATGCAGAGAATATATCTTATAAGAATCAAACCGTACAAAATGCAATTGATATATTGAATGAAACGATTAAGACAATCTCTTCTTCAGCTGGAGAATCCAATACTGAAATTGTAGAGGCGCGAGTTGATAATGATGGAATATCGTACAGTAAAATTCAAGATCGTATAAGTCTAATTGAAGAAAACGCATTTAGTGAGTTGTTTAATACTAAAAATAAAACGCAATATGCCGCTCATCGAGGTTTATCAGGGATTGCACCTGAAAATACCGTTACATCATTTGAACTTGCGGGAGAAGCTGGATTCACTTGTTTTGAATGTGATGTGTATCGAACTACAGATGGAGCTTTTGTTGTACATCATGATAACACTGTCGATAGAATGACAAACGGATCAGGAGTTATAACAACTAAAAATCTTAGTGAAATAAAAGCATTAAATATAGATGCCGGTAATAACATTAGTCGTTACGAGGGAGCTAAAATACCAACATTACAAGAATATCTAGATATATGTATTAAATATAATGCTATTCCTATGATTGAACTAAAATGGTTTGATAACCTCAATCATATTGAAGAACTCTTAAAAGTTTTGAAAGACAAAGGTGTTATAAATCGTTGCATCATTATAGGGTTTAATAAAGAGTATTTACAAAAGGTGCGCGAATTACATCGAACTGTTTATATCGGTGTGCTTGATACAGATGTAACAGATGAAAGCATGGTGTTTGCTCGACAGTTAAAAAATGCATTTATAGAAGGCGAAAAAAGTAAGATAACGCAAGAGAAAGTAACGCAGGCCCATGCGAACGGACTAAAGATTGGAGCTTGGACAGTAGATAATCGTCAAGAAGCAGAAAAGCTAACGAATTACGGAATTGATTTTATTGCAACTAATATACTCAGTCCGAGATAGGAGGGGATGACATTGGCATTTAATCAGACTTTATATTCGTATTCGGTATTAGATAACTTAAAATTACGTATGTCTATACCTTACTATGAGAATCAAATTTATCCTGATGCGTTCACGTTTAACTCTACGACTGGAATTATTCATGTAAATTCCACCAGTGAGAAGCCAGGATACCTTGTAGAAAATTTTTATAATTTAGAGTTAGGGGATATCATTGAAATAACTGCAGAATTTAGGGTGTTAAGCGGAACAGGACCGAAAATTGCATTTGATGAATATATAGACGCTAGTACATCTCAAAATACAGAATATACCCAGGTAAAACGTGTAGGGGAATGGGAAACGTTAAAAGCAAAATATGTTTTCCGAGATCTGAAAGGTTTTAAGAAATTAAGAACTTCTATAGGTCTATGGACGAAAGATTCAGGCGAATATCAAATGCGAAATGTCCGGACTTTGGTGAAAAGCAAACGTAATACAGAAGGCGAAAAAAGTAAGGCAAGTTTTTCTTTAAAACCGTATGTGATTAGAAAAAACGGTACGATTTGGGAGATAAGAACCGATTTTGCTCATTCAGAAGGTAGTTTAGAAAGAGTTTCTTCTAAAGTATTGAAAGTTAAATTTGGAGAATCCTTTTCGAACCGTCCAGCAGCAAGTATATCTTCTGATTTTTACATGGATTCTTATAAGTATCATATAACGGTAGGGAATTTACAGAAGGATAGTGCATATATTCAAATCTATGACAATGCAACTAATACATTACAAGAATTAGACGCTATTCCAGACGGGATGCACTTTAGTTTAGTATTTGTCGGATAAGGCAAATTAACATGAATTTCATGGTAAGTTCACACTTAATCAATACGAGGGAATTAATATATACCATAAGACATAAAACTGGAGGATATTATGGTAAGAGAAGGTAGTTTTGTTAAAGGACTTCGTTACGGTTGCGCACTTTCTTTAGTGTTTTGGATGTTACTATTCTTATCAGTGAAAACGATAGTTTTATAATAAAATACGGCTTTTATAACAAAACGAAGCGTGCTTATAGCAGGCTTTTTTATTTTTAGAAAAGGAGTGAAAAGATGGATCGTATCGATGTATTACTGAAAACATTTATAGCTACCTTCGGAGCTTTTTGCGGGTACTTTTTGGGAGGATGGGATACAACATTGAAAGTTCTAGTTATCATGGCAGCTATCGACTATATCACAGGAGTATTTGCAGCAGGATATAACGGAGAGTTGAAAAGCAAGGTAGGTTTTAAAGGCATCGCCAAAAAGGTGGTGCTTTTTCTTTTGGTTGGAGTTGCAGCGCAGTTAGATTCAGCGTTTGGCAGCAATAGCGCTATTCGTGAAGCAACAATCTTTTTCTTTATTGGGAATGAGTTGTTATCACTTTTAGAAAATGCTGGTCGAATGGGTATTCCTTTACCTTCAGCTTTAACAAATGCAGTTGAGATTTTAGGTGGTAAAGCAAAACAAGAAACGAAAAAAGGAGATGTTGAGTAATGGAAATCAAACAAATGTTAGTGCCAAGAAGTCGATACGATACCTTATGCCCGTATGAGATGAATCCAACAGAAATCACATTTCATAACACGTACAACGACGCACCGGCTATAAATGAGCGTAATAATGTCGCTAACAATAGCACTGGAACATCATTTCATATAGCTGTGGATGATAAAGAGGCTATTCAGTTAATTCCATTCAATCGTAACGCATGGCATGCTGGAGATGGCGCTAACGGAAGGGGTAACCGTCATAGTATCGGTGTAGAAATTTGCTATTCACAATCAGGCGGAGCGAGATATCGAAAAGCTGAATTGAATGCAGTGGAAGTGATTGCTCAATTAATGGTTCAGTTTGATATACCAATCAGTAAAGTTAAGACTCACCAAGAGAGAAACGGAAAGTACTGTCCACATCGCATGCTAGATGAAGGGCGTGTGCAATGGTTTAAAAATCAATGCGCGAATAGAGCAGCGAGTATTAAAAGTCCAAATAAAACACAAGAGACAGGAAAGGTGGAGATTATTGTGAATAAATTTAATAAAGTTGTTACGTATGAATTTGGAACAGCGTTAGTACCAGAAATGTTAGGAATGATGGATTCTTTAGGGTATGAATCTCGTATTATTTCTGGTGGGGACAAGCAAGGTCTAGTTAGATTTGAGACAAACTACCGCCAAGGTAATGAACTAGATCGAGCAACAGCGTGGTTAGATGCGAAAGGGCTTAAGTACTTCTATACAAAAGAATAGTTTGATAAAAACGAAAGCCGTCCTGTTGGGCGGCCTTTTTTTTAATTTATACTCACTAGCTCATCAAACTTAAACTCTGTATTAAGTCCAAATGCATCCGTACAATATACGGTTTTTAACATTGGTTCGATGTGTAGCACGTTTATGTACATGTCGTGCACCATTCCGTCACGATAGTATGAGATATGTATTTCTTCTTTGTTTTGCAGCGAGTGCACAAGACCGATTTGCAGTTGTTCTTGCATATCTTCAGTAACGATTGGTTTCGGAACTTTTAACAAATTAGGTCTTGATAACCATTCGCAACCACTTGACCATACCTCTTCCGCGTAATTTCGGTGTTCCCCAATTTTCAATCTCCATGATGATCCCCCGATTCGTGTAATTTATTTTTATTATACACGAACGTATGTTCTTTTGGAAGTGTGAAAATAGCCCCGTTTTTTTACGAAGCTACATCCAAAACTCATCTTCTTTTATGTTTTTTCCTAACTTCTTTAATCCTTTTGTAATTTGAACTACAGTTGAAAATTTTGGTCTGTATGTATGGTCATTACACAATTTCGAAATAGTTGCTCTGCTCAACTTTGATTTTTCTCCTAATTCAGCTTGAGAAATCCCTTGTCTATCTAACCACTTCCCGAATTTACTCCTATTCGTTTTTCCTAATTTTAGCCAATCGAACATTACTGTCACCTCAGTAAACAGCATGTACAAGAGTTAACTTTTTTATACGGGTGCAAAAAAAGATGCATATCAAACAAACAGTATGAAATACCTTTTACCATACCAAACAAATTACGATTCTCAGTTCCAATTTGATAGCCTTTTAAAAATTCGGTTTACCTATTCTAAATAGAATTCGCTCCCAGAATACAGCTTTAGACATTACAAAATTAGTATTTTCAATGGTTCATAGCTGTTTTTATCTCTTCTAATCTCCAGGGACTATTCTTGCAGAATACATAAAGAAGGGTGGTGTTTGAACATTGATATTTGAGTTAGTAAGTTCAGCTGCAGTTGGTGGTGTAGTCTTTCTATCAAAAATGCATCAAAAAGGAGCAACAAATGATGCCTCTAAGATTCAAAGGATCTGCGCAAATTGTGGTTTGAAAGTAAAAGAGGGAAAAGAAACCAGGACTATACAGCTACTCCGTAAGACAAGAAATGATTGGGGAACTGAATATGCGTATCGGATACCCTTGGGTCTTAGCTTCTCCGATTTTGAACAAAAGATGCAACATTTAGAGGATGGATTAAATCATAAGAGCAAAGTTTATGATTTTAAACTACAAGACTTCAAATCTCTCCGCCTAAGAAAAGATATTTTAAAACAAATACAAAACATCATAAACAAGAAAAAACTCGTTAGAAAGGAAATTGAGCTGTCTTACGATGGTTTGCTGAAAATACGAGTTTATGAGAAGGGGATTCTTGATTTCGTGAAATTTGAAGAAGATATGATGAGGCAGTGTAGAGGCTGGGAGGTGCCAATTGGTTATACGAGGGATGGATTGGTAAAACACGACTTTGATCAACTCTCACACATGATATCGGCTGGTATGACGGATATGGGGAAATCAAATGTATTAAAACTCATTATTACAGCCCTGGTACGTAACCAATCAGAAAATATAAAGCTATATCTTATCGATTTGAAAGGTGGTCTCTCTTTCAACCGTTACCGATTCTTAAATCAGGTCGAATCAATTGCGAAGAACCCAGAGGAAGCCTTAGAGACTCTAAGAGACTTGCAAACCAAACTGAATGAAAGAAACGAATACTTACTAGAAAAAGGATACGAAGACATAAAAGAAGCGGGGGATCCAGTACGATACTTTGTCATTGTAGACGAAGCTGCTGACTTAGCACCATATCAGGAGTGCAAGGACATCATTGTAGATATAGGTCGACGCGGAAGAGCTGCCGGATTTCGTTTGGTATATGCGACGCAATACCCGACTAACGAAGCTCTACCATCGCAATTACGACAAAACATTGGCGCGCGTGTTTGCTTTAGATTACAGACAGAAGCAGGAAGCCGTGCCGTGCTAGACGAGGGCGGCGCAGAGAGCCTTCCTAACATAAAAGGAAGGGCTATATATCAAACGAACGAGAAGAAGGTCTTACAGACTGTTTATATCGATAATAAGCAAATAGATAACATCATAAAGCCACATATCAACATAAGAGCAAGAAAGGAGCATGAAGATGCAAAAACTAGCCATGAAGGAAGCGAGAACGGAAAGTATACTCTTGAGCTTGAAGAAGTTGGGATTCTTAAGTAGAAAGCAAATCCAGGTGCTTCATGATCTTGGCGGTGACAGGAATGCTTCTCGTGTGATGAAAACTCTTGAAGAATATGTGTCTAGCTTTAGAGATGGCGAGAAAATTTTCTATTTGAACAAGGAAGGGCGCGAGCGTATCGGGAGTAAGAAAATACTCAAACGTTCGAATCAATTTCGCCACTACATTATGAGGAATGACATCTATATCGCTTACGAATGCCCGAAAACGTGGAAGCAGGAAGTGAAAATGAATGTAAAAGGTATCGTTTCCATAATTGCAGATGCACTATTCACTGATAATGGCCGTTATCACATTGTAGAAGTGGATCATGAGCAGAAAATGAGTGCGAACCGTATCAAGATGCAGAAATATCGCAAATTGATGGAATGCAATGTATTTGAAAAACCACCTAAATTTATTTGGTACACCACGACGGAATACCGCAGGAAGAACCTGCAAAAGCTTTGCGAAGGATTAGATTGCAACATATTTACGGTTACTGATTTCCATTAAAAATAGGGAGATGGTCCATATGGCAGCAGAGACAATGAGCATCAAAGATTTTATGGATGGTAACTATGGAGCGAAGAAAAAGTGGGGCTTGTTCAAAAAGAAAGCCAAAAAATACGCACCTGTCGCAGTGCGCGTTTCATTAGTGATCGGTAGTGCTATTATATTCAGCAATATTATAGATATTCCTCATGTATTTGCTGACGGGAATAATCCAGATGTGAATGAAGTATTTAAAGATGTGCAGTCCAACGATGGAAAGATAAAAAATTATATAGATGGCCAACTGTACAATCGTATTGTAAATGCGTTTGAGCCGGTTATTTTCTTGATTAAAGCAGTATCCTATCCAATTGCATCCGTTGTAGCGTTATGCGGTGGACTATTCATTATGGTTGGTAGCCAGGAACGGGGATTCTCCCTTATTTCGAGGGCAGGGATCGGCTATATAGTGGTGCAAATGATTCCGTTGTTTATGAGATTACTTGTTGAGATTGCTAAGGCTATATAATCTATAAAAGAAATATTATCAGTTAAATAATACAATAAATGTTATATAATTCTTTATATCAAATTTTAGGGCAGGTAGAAAATAATGAATAATTGGTTTAAAGATATGGAAAAGGTAACGATATGTATAGGATTTGCAATAGTATATCTCGGAATGAATAATGCTGTTGATAATCCGATAAATCCGGCTTTAGTGGCAGGAATCTCATTCTCGGGGTTGTGCTTAACGCTGGCTGATTTTTTAAATAAACAATTTAAGGGTTGTAAAAATAAAATAGGATTAAATATTTTACATTTTTTTGATTTTCTATTATATGGTCTCGCAACATTGTGTATTATTGGTTATCCTCATTCTACATTTATGAAATCATTAGATAAAGAAAAGTTAGATTGGCTGAGCACTTCAGCGAGTGTTATTGCCTTAGGATTTGTATTTATAGCAATTGGCACAAGTAATAGAAAAGCTGTATTAGAAGAAGAAAATCTAAGATTTGAAGAAGAAATGAAAAGATTTGAAAAAATAGAAGATATGCTTAATGAAGCAAAAAAAGTTACCGAACAATTCCGGGAGCTGGCAGAAAATAGAAATGAAGTTATTGTAAAGAAAGATATGGAAATAAAAGAATTAGAGAAAAAAATAAAAGAATTAGAAGGAAAGAAAACAGCTGCATCTGCATAAATAGAGGTGGCTGTTTTTTTGCAGGAAAATCTTACTCACCATTGAATACTCTCACTAGGAGGTGTTGTGACGTTATGACGGACGAAATTGTTTATTCTGCTAGTGAAGTATACAAACGACTAGGAATATCCGATAGCACCCTTAGAAAGTACATGGAAGTATTATTACGTGAAGGATTCGCAGTAAAGAAAAATAATCGCGGCAGACGCCAGTACACAGACAGTGACATTATGGTGATTGAAAAATTAATTGAGCTTAGTAAGCATGACGGTATGACGCTAGAGAAGGCAGCGAAGATGATTGCGCAGCAAATAGAGAAGATTAATCCGGATCTGATTCAAGAAGAGGCTGTGGAAACAGACTTAGTGCCATTCCACATTAAGCAGCAATTGCAGGAACAGTACAGCGTTATGGCGCAAGAAATGAATCAAAGCATGTTAGCGATGGAGAAGCGATTGAGTGAGCAGGCGAAGCGAAGCAATGAGGAAATTAAAGCGAGCGTAGAAGCGCATAATGAACGAGTGGAAAAACGATTGGAAACAAGGGACGAAACGCTTATGAAGACACTACGTGAGATGCAGGAGACGAAGAGAATGATGCAGGAGTTTCGCGATGAGGTTGCTGCTACGAAAGAGAAGAAAAAGCCATGGTGGAAGTTCTGGTGAAAATATTATTTAAAACTACGAAAAGGTAGAAAAGCAGACATTTCTACCTTTTTCACCTGTTTTAAAGTTATGACCAAAGAGAGTAGCTATATACTGTAATTAGATATTATATAGATAATTATCTCGTTTTTCTATTAAGTATAGCTTCAGTTAATCCAGACAATGTACCACCACTAGTTCTATTCAAAAGGAATTTTTTATCAAAAGAATTTATAAAATCATCTTCGTGTTCTTCAATTTCATCGGTTTGGTACACAAAAATTCTCGTAGTATCATAAGCTCTAAAACTATCGATTGATATAATGGAATCCTCTTTTTTTCCGAATATTAATCGATCAAATTGCATTTGTTTTCTCCAGTGCCCCAAAATACGCTCTTTTATTTTACGACTTCTACCTATATAAGCTTGATTGTATTCGTCTAACACCATAATATAGTACCCAGATATCATACTTAAAGGAGTGAGGTCAGTTACCTCCTCAAATAAATTATTTGTGGTTGTAAAGCGCATAAGTTCATTATTGAAATCTTGTTTAGATAAGGAACAAAAATACTCCATATTCAAGTCATAATTGAACAAACAATTTGCTATATGTTTATTTATAGATGAATCAGAGTAAATTTTCCCCTTAACAAATGAACTTTCGTTACTTACTTTTATATAATTATCCCTTGTTAGTTTTAATCCATCTGTTTTTTCGCGTATATTAGCCCCAAAATGTTTAATCATCATAATCTTCTATCCTCCTCATATAATCACTTGATTTTACATTTGATTATATAACATATTGTGATTTTATGTTGTAAGTTCTATAAAGAACCACTATGTAATCATGGGACACCAATTCATACGTTTTCCCCTAACGTTTCCGTTATTTCAAGAACACAATAAAGATACAAAGATAAAAGGATAAAAAGATACATATTAACAAACAAAAAAGGAGTATCCTCAAAACAAGGATACTCCTTTTTTATTTATTTTCTAATGTCTCGTAAAGACGCTTGTACATATCTTTATATGCTTTAGAATGCCGATCTTTTAAGTTGGCATCTACATAGTGTTCAACCAACATATCAATAATGTTGTTAATTGATGTTTTATCCATACCTTCTTGTTCCTGTATAAATGGTTTAAGAGTATTTAGCTTTAGCAAAACAGCAGGTGAAATTTTAGCTGTTTTAGATGGAACTAAACGTTGATCTGGTTTCTCTGGTGTCTGTATTTTCTTTTCCGTTTTAGTTTGATCACTTTGAATAGTTAAAGATGAACTATCGGTAATGGGTGTCACAGTTACTAAAAAAGATTTACTCTTATTTTCCACAGGTACCACTCCTATTTAGTATTTGTAAATACTAGCGATTTTCAAAAAAAGATACATGTATCTTTAGATACAAAGATACAAAGATACATGAAGAAAAGCTATGAGGACGGGATTTCCTCATAACTACTTGTTATTAGAAGTTATATTTTTAAGTATACGTTGCTCGCGCTCGGTTAAATTATTAGCGATGTAAAACTCTAAAATTTCATCAATAAATTCGTAATTCTTCATACTCTTCATCGTACAAATAGTTTTAATTTTGCTAAATGACTCAGGAGTTACTTTTATGTTTTTTCTATCTTGTGCTGTCAAAACTTTCTTTTGGGGTGTAGTGTTGTTATTTGTACTCTGAACATTTCGCTCTGTATTAGCAGATTGCGTTATCTTCGGTTCTTGCGGTGTTTCCCTTTTGATTAAAGCCACTTATGTCAATCCCCTTCCCTAACTTAGTAAGTTTATTTTCTACGAAATACTTTTGTGTATATCTATATCCCGGTTCAATATCTCCCTCAGTTTCGAAAAGGTGAATTCTTTCTTCTAACTCACAGAAAATATCACAGAATAAAGCTAGCATTCTCTTATCATGATGATCTTCAAATTGTAACCCGATTCGTGGATACCATTCTAAACGTGCGTGATTGTTAATAATTGTAGTAAATACATTCTCTTCACCAAAAGTAGCGATTGTGCTTTTAACGATTTCTTTGTGTAAGGCACGCTTTTGCTGCAGTAATACAGGAAGTACTCCAGCAACTTGCATTTTTACGAGTGATCCAAAGTCATCAACTAATGTTTGGATGTATTCAAAGATTAAACGTTGGCTTCCTTCGTATGAAAATTGTTGAGTTTCTTGAACAACAATAATGTAGTCACTTGCTACCATCGCATTATCCACTTTTAAATCTGTTGAAGGTGGAATATCGATGAATATGTAATCGTAGTTGTATTTGATTTTTTCTAGCAATCTAGAAAGGTAAAAAGTTCTGTCTTCAACAGTATTGAATGTTTCGATTAAGAAGTCAGCATATTTCCTCATGTCATATCCGCATGGAATCATGTCTAGGTTTTCATGGAGCTGCACAATACCTTCTGATAAGTCTCCATCTTCAAGACACTTCATTAAAGTCTTTTGCATTTCGGTAATATTAAATGATTTCGCTAAGAATGTTGTACCATTTCCTTGAAGGTCAGTATCAATAAATAAAACTTTCTTATTAAAGATTAAAGAAGCCACAAGAGATTCCATACACGAATCAGTTGTTTTTCCAACTCCACCTTTTTGTTGGGCGTTGATTATGACGTATCCTTTTTTCACAGGAATCGCTCCTTTTAAATTTGTAATATAATTGTAACAAAGGATAAATGTATCTTTTTATCTTTTTATTCTCGAATTGATAATAACACGTGCTTGTACAAAAAGTAAAAGGATAAATGTATCTTTTTTTATGTTTAATAGATTAACCTTATTTTTCGTGTACATAACTTTTAATAAAAATCCTATAATACCAATGATAATTGATGTATCTTTTTATCTTTCTATCTTTTTATCTTTGTATCTAAAGATACACAAAGGTAAACTATGTATCTTTGTATCTAAGGATAAATGTATCTTTTTATCTTTGTATCCTTTTATCCTTTGATTGACTAGATCAGATGCTATACACACGCTTATAGAGGTATTTACAAAGAAAAAAGCTTGTTGTAACGTAATAAACAACAAGCAACATTCTACAAAACAAAACATAATTTGATATTTTACATAAACGAAGATCGATAAGACAATTGAATATGAACACAAAACAAAAAGCCACTCCCGTATGCTAATGGCTACCAACCTTTAGCGGGAATGACTTGCTCTAGCAAGTGTACCACCACTTGACTAGAAATTAGCTGTATTCAACCACAGTGTTAACGTTTAAGAAGTGTACCACCACTAACCTTAAACAACTATGCCTTTTCACGAGGCTTCTTTGATATACCCATTTTATCTATTGTTTGGATAAATATCAACTAGTAAATGCTAGAATTGATTATTTTGTAGTCCAAAAGATATATAACGGGCATCTCTAAACCTAGAAGTCTTGTGGATCTACAGGCCATTTAGGAATTGGAGATGCCTTTTTGTTTTGGTTCGCGTGGAATTGCCTGAAACCACGTAAATAAAAACTGATAAGCCGTAATTCCGTGCTGCTATACATATAGGAGGAACGTGTTACGTGCGTGGCTAGCTGTTGGTCGTGCAGGGGGTACAGAGTATGCGCCTACAAAAACAGCACCCCTCATTGGAATCCTGTTCTTCTGGTGAGGGTGGGTGAGAACTTACCCAGGGACGATTCTCTAAAAGGTTCGGGTGGTTATCGTTAGCATTACGGTGCTAGGGAGTACATTCAGTTTGTCGTGTAGGGACGATATTACAAGGACAAGCCATAGAAAAAGGATGTATGCGGTGAAAATCGCTGAGTGAACAGGGTCTATACATACGGATACCTTATAAGTGACCGCATGGCGAAAACAAGACGCTTATCCATCTATTTTGATTGATTACTTTTTTTGTGATCTTTCAAAGTAGGGGATAAATCTGCCTTCCAGCCGTATTCCATAATCGTTCCCACATGATAAAAACCCTCAAGATCTTCAGTCAACATTAATTATGAAGAAAAGATGAAAAACTTGAGATTGTTTAAATCCTGGGGGAATAACTCACTAAGATAGAGGAATAAATAAGGGAATTATTACTTACTTGGTTAGAGGATAAGGGGACGGATGGTAGAATAAGTCTTATTGCGAAATTAGGTTTTACACATCTGGTATAGTACGTGAAATTTTTGGGTAACATAGTATTAGATTATGTTTTTAATATGTGTTTTAGTATTATAGTAAATGTATTTTAGTATAAGGTGGGGGAAATATGGCGGAAAAAAATAGACAACATTATGTTCCACAATTCTATCTAAGGAATTTTTCAACTACAGGTAGATCTATAAGTACTTTTCATATTGATAAGGCTAAGTATATCCCAAATGCTTCAATAAAAGATATGTGTCAAAAGCATAATTTTTATGGTTCAGATAATGAAATTGAAAATTTTTTAGAAAAAGAGATTGAGCGAAAAGCTGCGATTATATTAAAAGGGATCTTGGAAACTGATACTTTTCCTAGAAAATCTACAGAAGAGTATAGGCATTTAATTAGATTTTTACTTGTTAGTGAGGGTAGAAATTTGAAGTTTGCAGATTCCAATAATAATATGGTTGATTTTATTATGAAGACTATAATAAAAAATAGGCCTGAATTTAAAGATGCTGATTTGGATGATATTACAATTGGGTTGAAGCAATCTGCTGTTTTAGGTATACAACTTTCTTTAGAAATGGTCCCGGTTTTAATGGACCTAAAGCCGCTTTTAATTATAGAGAAAACTGGAGCTAGAAAGTTTATAACGTCAGATAACCCTTTAGTTAGGTATAACTCATTTTATGTAAATAAAGGTTATGAATCTGGTTTTGGTTATCCAACTAGAGGTATACAATTATTTTTCCCTATTTCTCCTGAAAAATGTATTTTACTATATGATCAGCGTGCTTATGATATTCCAGATGAGAATAATGGTATTTTGATATTAAAGAAAGCTAGAGAAGTCGATAAAATAAATGACTTACTGTATTTAAATGCTTATAATAATGTTTTTTTCAATCAGATTACAAAAAGTAATTATGTTGAAAAAATACATGCTAAAAACATGAGTGAACCAAAAACTAAAGAATTAGATAGAGAAATTTCTATTTTTCAGTCTTTTGATACCAATAAAGAATTACTACAATTTAGTAGAAATAGCGTGAGGAAAAATATAAATTTTTCTTGGATGAAAATTTCGGATTATGCAAATAGTTTAGAAATTCCAGACCATATAGGCGGAATTCATAGAACGGAATCTCCATTCATTAGAAATGAATTAAACCGAAGAGAAGAAGAGGCGGCAAAACATCAACCTTCATTTAATTTCGGGATGATTTAACGTTAAATGGAAAAATGTTATATTTCGGTAAAAAAAGGCGCGTTATTTGGTGTGCCTTTTTTTATTAATTCATAAATGAAAGCACTCTTTCGAGTGCCTTCAACTATTCCACTTTTAGCTTAATCTCTTTACCCATCATACCGCCACGAGCTTTTAATACTAAGCCTTGCGCGTCAGCAGGAACGTCAAAGATGATTTTACCAGTTTGAGTTAAACCAGGGTTAAGTTGTTTTAAGAAGAAATCAGATTTACCGCCGTTACCTACATCAAAAGCAGTTTGAGCTTGTGTAGAGTATTTGAATTCACGATCTTGATTATCAACTAATTTGAAGCTGTTAGCATCAACAGTGATAGCGTCTTTTTGGTTATTAGTGATAGAAACCTCAACGATTTTAAACACACCTTGCGCTTTTTCGCTTAAGTATTGACCGCCTACTGAATCTGTTGATTCAACAGAACCTACAGCGATTTTAACTTTAGAAGATTCACCCTCTTTAGAAAGTTCCTTTTTAGGCTCTTCTTTCTTTGGTTCCTCTTTTTTAACTTCGTCTTTCTTAGGCTCATCCTTTTTTGTTTCCTGTTTAGCCTCTTGTTTCGGTTCAGTAGAAGCTGTTTTAGTATCTTCGGTATCCTTGCTACTATTGCCATAAGCTCCGAGTACTATGATAACAACGATAACCCAGAACCACCATTTTTTATAGAACGGTTTTTTCATTTTCTTTCCTCCAGTTATGTAAAATGTAAGATTTCCGAGCCTATCATAGCAAATAAAACATTCGAATATTGTCATATTTTGTCGAATGAAAATAAAAAAAGAGAGCCGAAGCCCTCAATGGTTAATATGGTAAAATTATGTAAAATTTTACCTCTTTTCTTTGGAAATGTTTTCTTATATTATGGATTCAAATACAATATCTTTAATTTGAAATATCGAGCGCTGCAACGCTTCGTATTTCGTTTTAGAATCTTCAACAGAGATTCATATTATCTTGATGTGTAAAGATGTTTATGCGTCAAAATGAGGAGCGTGAGACCTACATAAAATACTTTTTTATCAAGTATGTATATTCCACTAAGAGGTTTAGCGCTTTCTTTTGTGGTTCAGTGTCCAAAGTAGATATTTGATCTAATATGACTTCGACTTGTGGCGGAATTCGATATTCCCTGCCAACCAAGTTGTCTAAACTAATGTTATATAGGTCAGAAAGCTTAATAAGAGTTGAAACATCAGGTTCCGATCGTCCTGCTTCCCAATTAGTATACGTTGAACGAACAACATTTAAGTGGTGAGCAACATCATTTTGAGTTAATTTATTTTTCTTACGAAAATATACTAGCCGTTCGCTAAGCAATGACTATTCACCGCCCTTTTTTATCTGTGACAATTATAAGCGAACGAGCAAAGTTAATGGTATATATTTGGATAAAACGATTAATTTCGTGACATAAATTAAATTAAATGACTTATTTTGAGTCTGTGAAAAATTTATTAGAACAAAAGTTCGGTTTTGTGGTAAAATATGCATGTGAGGTCTTCAAACGTTCCATGCATAATTGCATATTTTATTTTCATGCAAGCTGATAAACGTTGGTATATAACAGTTTTGCAACTTTCTCAATATTTATCAGATAACTACATGACTGAAATTTGCCAAAAATGTGATATTATGAAAATAACAAAATAAACGGACGTAAAAAAGACCCATGACTGTGCAAGTGGTGCTACCAACACCCTTACACCGTCCTCCCTAATACGCCTAGGGAAAACACTTGTCATAAGTCTCATACATAATTATAACACACAACCTAGATATAATGACACGTTTTCCTGTAAATGTAAGAATCTAGGGTAACGTGTCTTTTTTGTCCAACAAGGAGGACAAAAGTGCATGCAAGCGTTATTAAACAAAATTCATAATGATTTATATGCAGCAGGAATTACAAACGAGGCGTTATCGGAAATATGGGGAGTGGCACCAAGTAATGTTTCAAGAGTATTCAACGGACATACGCAAATAAGTTTTTGTTATTTATCAAAGACTCTACTAAGTTTATATGAAGATCAAGTATTAAGAAGAGATCTTGTTCAAAAGTATTTACAATTTGCGAAACCTGAAAACATTAAAGAAGCGATGGAGTATTTGTCTTTCCGTGGCGAATTTGAAATGTTACAAGGATTAATAATTAAAGAGAAAGAACGCATTACATTAAAAAGAGAAGAAAAAGAGAAAAATAAAGAAAAGTACACACCTAGTGTGGATGAAGAATGGATTAATGTTTACGAATTGATTTACCGTAGGCATACAGAAGGCGAAAAGTTTAGTTTAGAAGAATTCGATGAAGAATTAGAAGAAATGAGATTTGAGGTAAGTACTAAAGAAATGGGAGTGCTAATCGATATTCTTAGATGCCAAACTGCATATCAATTGCGCGATTACAGAACATTACTTAAGAGAATGAAAAAGATTGAAAAAAGGTTATCTAAAGTGAAAAACAAATTTCTTCGCGCTAGTTTTTCTGTAAGGTTAAAAGAAGGTATGAACGCAGTATTACTGATGGATGATAAAGTATTAGAAATAAGAAAGAATTCATTCGAATTATTAGAAATATGTAGTAGCGAACTTAATTTTTACATCCAAAAAGCTAACGCACATTATAATATTGCGGAATCATACATCTTTGAAAACTTCGTCCAATCGAACTACCATTTCGAAAAAGCACTACATGTGTTAAGTGAATCCCCTTATAGCCAAGAGGTTGCGAGGAAAAGGAAAGCGATCGAAAGAACCTTAAACTTCTTAAAGATTTATCACGCAAAAGATTTGGACAATTTAACAGGGGATTTAGATTATCCAGAACAAGCTTTTTTAGCGATAAGACAAGGGAATAATAAGCTAGCTCTGAAAATACTTGGAGACATAGAAAGAGAAAAAGGTTATTTAAATGAATTCTCGACATTTTACTTAGGTCTTGCTAAAAATGATGTTCGACTTATAGAGAAATCCTTAGAGATGTTTATTAAAAATAATAACAATTTTTATGCTAAATTACCTAAGATTTACTTGGGTATAGATTGAAAAAATGGTATAATATACTTGGGTGATAAAAATGAAAAAACTACTTTCTATTATCTCCGTTCTTGCTGTATTAGGAGTATTTACATTAAGTAATACTTACGTTCAGAAAGAACAGAGTAACCAAGTAGCCGTTGAAAAAACTGCTGAAGTTCAGCGCATGATGACTGATCCAGGCGGCGGCGGCTGGTAAGAATTTAAATATATGTATTGAATGACATCGTCTATTAAATAGGCGGTGTCATTCTTGTTTTACGAAGAAATTGCGTTTTTTAAAAAAATGAGGGGAAATGCAATTATTGTGAATTATTCACAAACCAAATAAAAAGATGCTGGGGGAATTAGGGATGACGAAAGAACAATTAGTGAGAATGGCTGCAAAATTAGGATTAAAACATGGGAATCCTAAAGCGGAGGATATTCTAAAGATTGTCCTTGATGAATCATATAAAGAAAAACCAAATACATAAAAAGAAGACTGCCGCATAAGGTAGTCTTTTTGGGTTAGTTATTCTTTTTATTTTGCATATAAGTAACGTACATCTCTAATTGCTCCCAAGCTTTCTTTCGCTCATCCTCTGGAAGACTCTCAATTAATGACATTATGTTTTTACCTTCTTCAGAGACAACTTTGTCTTCTTCTTCATTTAGTTCAGGGTCTTCTGATCTCCCTAATAAATAATCTGTAGTTACTCCGAAATAATCCGCTATCTTTTCTAATGATTCTCGCCCAGGTGATTTTTTACCCTTTTCAAAATAAGAAATAGCCATCTTAGATACACCAATAGCATTACCTAATTGCTCTTGCGTAATCTTACTATTCTTCCTGAGTTCTTTAATCTTTTCCCCGATCAACATTAACGTCCCCTTTATATAAAGTGTTTATGATACCTAAAGTATAAAGTAAACATAGTGTTTACCACAAGATAAAATTTATTCGAGTTTTTTTAAAAAAAGTACTTGAAATAAACTAAAGGTTTACTTATAATGAAATCACAGGCAACGAAGGGAGGAAATAACTTGCATCAGTTAAAACTTAAACGACTAGAAAAAGGGATGTCTTGCCAAGACGTTGCCGATAAAGTCGGAATCACTAAAATGCACTACTGGTATATCGAAAACAACAAAAGAACATTAAAAATAGACTTAGCATATAAAATCGCATTAGCTCTTGAGGAAGATCCGAAAGAACTTTTTTTTAACAATTAAAGTAAACCTAGGATTTACAAAATGGAAGGAGTAAACCAAATGAATAAACTTGAAAAATTCTCACATAACATGTTCGGTAACTTAGAAATTCTTATTAAAGAGGGAAAGGAATTCTTTCCGGCAACAGATGTTGCAAAGGCGCTTGGGTATTCAAATCCGCACAAAGCAATAAAAGATCATTGTAAACCTGAAGGGGTGAACGAATCGTTAGTCCCTACTAATAGTGGTATACAAACAAAGAAATTCATCAATGAACCCAATTTGTACCGCTTAATCGTCAAATCAAAACTTCCACAAGCGGAACAGTTCGAAAAGTGGGTGTTTGAAGAAGTACTTCCTTCTATTAGAAAACACGGAGCGTACATGACAGATCAAGTCTTGGAACAAGCGGTAACTAATCCAGACTTCGCAATCGGTCTTCTCACTAAATTAAAAGAAGAGAAAGAAAAGCTTGCGGCAGCACAACAGCAAATCGTACAGCAACAACCACTGGTAACATTCGCAGAAGCGTGTATGCAGTCAAATCAAACACTAAAAGTTGGTGAAGTTGCAAAACTAGCAATGAAGCAAGGTGTCAAAATCGGACAGAAACGATTATTCGATAAATTACGTGAGTGGGGGTTGATGTTTAAAAACTCAACAGAGCCTACTCAGAAAGCATGTGAAAGAGAATTATTTGAAGTTTCACAAGGTGTTAAGAAAAAGCCAAATGGTGAATCATTCACATGGACAACAACATACGTAACACCAAAAGGACAAGCCTACATCATAGACCGACTGAAGAAAGAACAGGAACAGGAGGCGGTTTAAATGATGGAAGAAAGCACATTATCACTAGCAATCGTAGCAGCGGCAATATGTTTATTCGTATACCTAGTACACCGAATAGATGTCTGGGACAAAAAGACAGGATGGTCACGGGATGACAAATAAAGAACAGCGTGATGAATACGAACGAAAGAAACTCGCATGGATCATAAAGGATTTACGAGCTAGAGGGATACATAACAGCGCAGATAAGGTTGAGGAAATGCATAAGGAGTTTATCACTCTAGCAAAATAGGACAAGCCTTCGCTTGTCGGAATATTCAGGAATCTAATGGTATCCCCACCTAGTAAATAGGTTCCTGGGTATTCCGATGCGTGAAAGCATCAAAACATAAGAAAACCAGTCGACTACGCCTAATCGACTGGTTCCTGAAACGACAGATTATTATGTACCTCTATTATATCACAGTCGTTTCTTCTAAGTAAACAAGGAGGAATGTGGAAATGAAAGATGTTTTAGATAAGCAAAAAGAACGTGCAATCGAAACTTTAAAGAAAATGTCTGAACAGGAACAAGACATCGTAAAAAAAGTTAGATCTCGACTATGCAATTACGGTTTTAACAAATAAACCATATGGCGGAATGCCGTTCTAGGAGGATATGAAAATGAAATTATATGAACTTACTTCTAATTATAGAGAGTTACAAATGATGATTGAGGATGGTGTAGATCCATCAGCATTAGCAGATACGTTACAAGCAATTGAAGAGAGCATTCAGAATAAGGTGCAAAACACAGCGTTAGTGATTCGCAACCTTGAAGCTGATGTAGATGCTATCAAGGCAGAAGAAAAGCGCCTAGCAGAACGCAGAAAGGCGATAGAAAGCAACTGTATGAGTTTAAAAGATTACTTGTATCAACAAATGGTAGCAACTGATTTAAAACGCATCAAAGGAACAATCGTAACAGTAGGTATTCAGAAGAACCTAGCAAGCTTAGACATTGCAGAAGATGCGGTGGTTCCTCCGGAATACATGATTCCTCAGCCAGCGAAAGTTGATAAGAAGTCATTACTTGCAGCAGTTAAAGATGGAATGCAGTGGGATGGTATTACATTACGTCAGAGTGAAGGGATTCGGATACGATGAGTGATAAAACACTTTTCCAACAATTATACGACATCAATGTAAATGACAAATTAGATAAAAAGGCTAACTTATCTTATCTCTCTTGGGCATGGGCATGGGCTGAAGTTAAGAAAGTAGATCCTAGTGCTTCCGCTGAAATTCATGAGTTTCCATTACCTAACGTAGAAGGGGTAAAAGTTCCATATTTGCAAACGCCAACAGGCTACTTTGTCAAAGTGAGCGTGACAATCAAAGGACAAACAGAAACGGAATGGCTTCCAGTTATGGATCACAGAAACAAAACGATAGAGAAGCCAAATGCATTCGATATCAATAAAAATACGAAACGTTGCTTAGTAAAAGCGATAGCATTACACGGCTTAGGTCTATATGTATACGCAGGAGAAGATTTACCTGAAATAGATGCGGGAGAATCAAACGGAAGTCAAAGTAACAACAAACCAAAAGAAGAATTACCATTACCAACTAATGCTACAGAAGGAGCAGAGATTGTTCTCAATTTTGGAAAATACGAGGGTAAGAAATTACGTGAAATTTTCAAAGAAAACAAAGGCTACCTTGAATGGCTAGGTAAACAAGATAAGACAGACGATCGTATAAAAACAGCAATAAGCATGATGTTCCAAGCGGCTCAACAATCAGCTTAAGGAGTGAAAAACCTATGTTAGATAAAAATCAATCAAAAGTCGTCCTCCCTTCATGGGTTAGTGAGGGCGCAAAAAATGAACAAGAGATTAAAGTAAAGGCGATTGAGTACATTACTCCCGATCGCTATCCAGGATACAAAATACTAAATATCAAAGACGGAATCGCGGTATGCGAGAGGGAGGCAAATTAATGGAATTACGTTCAACTCATTTAAAACCAATAAGGATAAGAAGCACAAATTTAATCAAGGCAATACGAAGAGTGAGGGAATTAGAAGATAAAGGTTACGAGTGTGTGAAGCCATACGAAAAAATATTTCAAACAAGAAAAGACTATCTGTATTCCGAACACAAGAACATCAAAGGTGGATATAGATTTGCGGGTGTAGAGGAAAGGTTGATTTACGAGTTTTGGTTGAAGAAGGTGAACTAAGTGAGTAATTACAACACGATACGTACTATCATTTCTCAAATGAGCGGACAAGAAAATATAGTTGTTGTTCCTAAGTTGTTTGTTAAGTTAACAGGCGATCTCACAACAGCAATACTACTTAACCAAATCGTATTTTACAGCGATAAATCAAAAAGAACGGACGGTTATTTTTACAAAACCTATAAGGAATGGGAAGAAGAAATATGTTTGACAGAAAGACAGGTTAGGTATTCAACAAAGAAACTCGTAGCTTCCGGATATGTAGAAACAGCATTGAAAAAAGCGAACGGAGCGCCAACCGTTCACTACAAATTGGATTTTGACAAATTGTTAGATTCGATTCTTACAAATTGTCAGAATGGAAACTTACACATTGTCGGAATGGAACCTGACAAAATGTCGGAATCTTTAACAGAGAATACTACAGAGAATACAACAAAGAAAAAGACTTCTTGTCAAAAGTTTTCAACTTCCGACCTGGAGAATGCGAAATTGTTATTTGAATTAATGTTACAAAACAATCCATCAGCAAAAGAACCTAACTTTGATAAATGGGCAAATGACTTCCGTTTAATGAGGGAACGTGACAACAGAACGGATGAAGCAATTAAATACCTTATTAACTGGACACAAAAGGATGACTTCTGGAGTACGAATATCCTTTCTCCAGCTAAGTTAAGAAAACAGTTTGATGCATTGATAGTGAAGATTAAGAAAGAGAAAGCAAAAAATCAGCCTAAAGTTGTTAAAGGTAAGAAAGAGTTAAGAGAGGAGGACTTTGACCTTGATTAAGAAGCAAACATTTGAATTATTAAAGGCAATTAGTGCGCTATATCCGATATTTGAAGTAACACAAATGAAAATTGACTTATGGACTACTATTCTATCAGAACAAGAATACGAGGAAATGCTAAAGAACCTTTCTAACTATGCGAAATACAATCAATTTCCTCCTAAACCGGCTGACTTATTAAAAGAAGATCATGAAGTGAAATATACAGGACCAACTGTAGCGGAGACAAAAACAATGTTCGATCGGTGGGATGAAAATAGCAAAGACGTGGCGCCGCCGGAGGAACGGGAAAAGCATCTAAAAAAAATTGCAATGATATTGGGTATTAAACGGAGGGGAAGACAGTGAATCACACTTTAGATTACGAGGGGTTATATAGCATTCAAGCGGAGCAGGGTCTTCTAGGGGGATTAATTTTAGATCCCGACAAGATAAAAGATATTAATTTACAACCTGAGCAGATGTATCGTCCTCAGCACGTCCATATCTTCCGTACAATGCTCGAAATCGATAGCGGAAACGAACCAGTAGACTTTGTAACTTTAACCGCTAGATTGGCTGAGAAAGGGCTTATAGAAGATGTTGGTGGAATTGGTTATCTTGCTCAATTATCAGAGACTACGCCAGGTACTTCTAATATTAAATACTATGAAAAAATCGTGTGGAGTAAATGGCGAGATCGAGAGGTTATTAGAAATACAGAAGCATTAAAACAGGCGGTTCACAGCGGGAACGATACGGAACTTGCTATACAAACTCAAATGGCAGCACTACTGAATTTAAGTAGGGAAGACAAGAACAGTGACGGGCGAATCAAGGACGGACTTATAGAGGTTTTCGGTGAGTTAGAAAATCCGGTTCGCGGATTGGCTGGAATGGATACGGGATTCACAGAATTAAACCGCATGACGGCAGGATTTAAACCGCAGGAGTTAATCATCGTAGCAGCCAGGCCATCGGTTGGTAAAACAGCATTTTGTTTAAATGTAGGAAGCAATGCGGCGGGCGAGCAAGG